CTGTTAATTTTGCATCATCTTGATATCGGACACTGTTTTGTTTCTCACGAGGCACTGATGTACCTGTTATATTATGAGATGTAAGCATTCTTCCTGTTAATTTTGCATCATCTTGATATCGGACACTGTTTTGTTTCTCACGAGGCACTGATGTACCTGTTATATTATGAGATGTAAGCATTCTTCCTGTTAATTTTGCATCATCTTGATATCGGACACTGTTTTGTTTCTCACGAGGCACTGATGTACCTGTTATATTATGAGATGTAAGCATTCTTCCTGTTAATTTTGCATCATCTTGATATCGGACACTATTTTGTTTCTCACGAGGCACTGATGTACCTGTTATATTATGAGATGTAAGCATTCTTCCTGTTAATTTTGCATCATCTTGATATCGGACACTATTTTGTTTCTCACGAGGCACTAATGTACCTGTTATATTATGAGATGTAAACATTCTTCCAGTTAATTTTGCATCATCTTGATATCGGACACTATTTTGTTTCTCCTGAGGCACTGAAGTACCTGTTATATTATGAGATGTAAACATTCGTCCAGTTAATTTTGCATCATCTTGATATCGGACACTATTTTGTTTCTCTTGTGGTACTGAAGTACCTGTTATATTATGAGATGTAAACATTCGTCCAGTTAATTTTGCATCATCTTGATATCGGACACTATTTTGTTTCTCTTGTGGTACTGATGTACCTGTTATATTATGAGATGTAAGCATTCTTCCAGTTAATTTTGCATCATCTTGATATCTGACACTATTTTGTTTCTCTTGTGGTACTGATGTACCTGTTATATTATGAGATGTAAACATTTTTCCAGTTAATTTTGCTTTATCTTGATATCTGACACTAGTTTGTTTCTCTTGTGGTGCTGATGTACCTGTTATATTATGAGATGTACACATTCTTCCAGTTAATTTTGCTTTATCTTGATATCTGACACTAGTTTGTTTCTCTTGTGGTGCTGATGTACCTGTTATATTATGAGATGTACACATTCTTCCAGTTAATTTTGCTTTATCTTGATATCTGACACTAGTTTGTTTCTCTTGAGGTACTGATGTACCTGTTATATTATGAGATGTACACATTCTTCCAGTTAATTTTGCTTTATCTTGATATCTGACACTAGTTTGTTTCTCTTGTGGTACTGATGTAGAACCTGTTATATTATGAGATGTAAACATTCTTCCTGTTGTTTTTGCTCTTTCTTTTGGAAATACATGATTTTTAGATATTTGAGATGTGATTCCTAAATTTTTATTATGAATCATTAATTCTTTATTTGTTGTTTCTGGTTTATTTGTATAATCAATAGTATAACCTGAATGTTTGCTACTGGTTGTACCTTCTCTTTGTGTATTTTTTCGATGTCTTTTATTATTATTAAAAGACTTTACGTTTGTCATAACTGGTTTGTTATTAACATTTGTAATAGAACGAGAATTGTCATTTAAATACGATTCTTTCTTTGCATCTTGAAATGTTGTTTTTGATAAATCAGGACCATTTCCTATTGAAATATTAATACCAGGACCTGTATAATAATTTTCTTTTTTATGTCTGTTAGTTTCCATGTTGGTATATTCCCCTTTTTCTACTGGTTTATTATAAACAGATTTAGTAGCTACTAAATCTGAAGCATGTTGTTCTCTAAAATCTGGTAATTTAAATTTAGATATTACTGGATTACTAGCACGAACACCTCTACCCTTTTTATTTGCTGTAAGTGGTTTATTTTCATAAATAGTTTTTTGATTACTTTTAGTACGTAAATCATCAACAGTTATTGGATTAATACGATAAACTGCATTTTGTCCTTCTTGGTTCTTATTTCCAAGACCTGGTTTAACCATTTCATTTGTTTTAAATGGTAGAGCCCCGTTATTATTTTTATTTGAAGAATTCATTCTACTCTTTATAACATTTGTTACTGATGGCATTCCTGTTGTCCATGTTAAATCTTTCATTGGTTCAAACAAACTATCTGATTCTTTTTTAGGAGCATAAAATTCAGAGGTTCCAGTAAAGGTTTCTAATGCCCGCTGATTTTTCTGACCTTGTTGTGTATCAACACTTCTTCTACTTGTATTTGGAACCATATTATTATGTCCATTTTTTTGCATATCAACAACATTATAATGCATTTCATTTTTTTGAAATTCTGAATAATCATTAATAAAATCTATATTACGTTGAAATAAACTATTAATACCTTTATTACTTTGATTAATTGAAACTGGACCATTTTGATTATCAAATTTAAGATCATCAAATTGATTTAAATATTCTGGATTTGTTTTACATTGTTGTATTTGTTCTTTCTCAATTCTATTCATATTATTTTCTATATTTGTATTATACATATTATTTAATTGGGATGAATCAATACCAGATAATGAATTTAAAAAAAAATTTGTCATATTATTATTAAATACATTTTATTAAAAAAAATTCTATTAATATATAACGCATATTTTTATTAAAATATTAATATTTTAATAAAAAATAATATTTTAATTAATTAATATGTATACATTTATTTTCTACAGGAAATACATTGCAGTTTCCTGACGACGGCTTTGTCATTTGTATTTTATTATTAAAACAATCTTTGAGTTGTAATCTAGTATTTGTTCCAACGTGATCTGGAATTTCTTGAATAACACATTGTGGATTTGTATGTAAAAATGGTGTTACCATGCGATCTGTCAAGCTCATTCCTCTGTAATTATCAACAGGGTTTGTAAATCTTGTATCTTGTGGGGTTAAATTCGGGGAACAAATTGGTTTATTTATTACTGGAAAATTAATAAATTGAGTATTTTTATTACTTCTCCATGATAAATTTGATTCGACAGCAGCCATTGTTCCATAACAAGTTTCAAGTGGTTCTTTTGTAACAGACACGTCTACTTTTGAACCAATTGGACCATTATATGAATAACATTGGTTTGGATTCTCGGCATAAAATCCAGATAATCTATAATCCCCAGGATCAGTGCTTGTTTTAATTTGCATATCATAATCGCATGTATCGTATGATGTTCTATTAAATGACATTATATAATTAATATAGATTTAAATTTTTTAAATATTAATTATTAAAAAATTGATATCTATATTAATTATTACTATATTTTATTATAATTAATGAATAATTATTTAGAATTAATAATCGGTCCAATGTTTTCTGGGAAATCTACAGAGCTTATTAAGAGAGCAAGAGAATTAATACTTGATAATAAACAAATATTAATAATTAAACCAAAAATAGATAATAGGCACGATAGTGATAAAATTATTTCTCATAATTCGGAATCAATTAATTGTAAAAATATTAATAATTTAAATGAAATTAGTGATCTTCAAATATCTAATATTGATACTTTATTAATTGACGAAGGACAGTTTTTTAATGATTTATATAAAAAAGTATCTAAATGGATTAATCAGTTTAATGTAAATATTATTGTATTTGGATTAGATGGCGATTTTCAACGAAAACCAATTGGACAAATTATGAATTTAATTCCAATATCAGATAAATGTATTAAATTAAATTCAATATGTAATATTTGTAAAAATAATACAAAAGCCCCTTTTAGTCATAGACATATCAAGTCAGATGAACAAATTTTAATTGGTGGATTGGATAGTTATATACCAGTATGTAGAAAACATTATAATGAATTAAATCAATGTTAAATTAGTTTATATAAAAAAATTGAAAAATATAATGTTTAAATATACTATTAAAATATGTAATGGCTACTCATCTAAAAAAACATAATCGTTCTCGAAAGAACGAATTCACACCTGCAACTGAAGAAAACGAAGAATATGCAACTATTGTATCAGCAAGGGGAGATTCACGTTTCATTGCAGAAATTGTGCGAACTGGAAAACAAATTTCAGTTACTGCACCAGGCAAGCTAAAGAAGGGTCCTAACAAACAACGCATCAAGGTCGGTGACACGGTTTTGATTCAAGAGGGACCTGTTACTTATATTCTTGCAAAGTATTCAGATGAAGAAGTTCGAAAATTAAACAAGATGGGCGAACTAATCACAATGAAATCGACGGCAGTTGATGCTTTTATCGGATTTGACGACGATGTGAATCCAGAAAATACTGAATTTAATTCAAAAGCAGAGATTAATATTGACGATATTTAAATTACAACAATGTTGTAAATTTTTTTATTAAATGATGAACTAGTTTTTGTTCATCATGGTCATATAATATTTCGTTTGATATTTCATTTTCATGTATACCTATTTTTTTAATAAACTTAATTCTATGTTCATTTATTTTACTAGAATAATTTCTAATATATTCATTAAATTTATGCTCTGAACTATTGATTTTATGAATTAATTTTATAACCAATATATCTGAAGAAATATTTTGGTTAATTAATTTTGATTCTACATACCATAAACACCATGCCAAACAAAATCCACCAAAATCACCTCGTTTTAAATTTAAATAATTATTTTCATCTGAAAGTGTTTGAAATCCGTTAAAAGGTAAAAAATCTTTTGGTCTTAAATAAGAGAATCCAGTTGACCATGTTAATTCTTCTTCTAATACATCATCAACATCATGTTCTATTAATTCACTATTACCATAAGGTTCAAAACGTTCAATAGTTAAATTTTTAAAATCATATATTAATACATTTGCATGAAAAATTGTATCATATGCTAAACTTAAATATACCATACCAAATCTTTTATTATTATTATTATTTTGTTTTTGAGCATTAATTAAATTATTTAAATATGGATGGATATAATATTCTGTATTTGAATAATATGATATAATCCATGGAAATATATTTTCTTTATACATCATATTATCAATATGAGGCATTGTATTATCAAATGTAAGATTTTTAATCAAATAAGATTCCATATTTGGGATAAATAATTCTTTATATTTATCATGTAAATATATTATAAATATTCCAGTATCAATAAATGTAGAACGAAATAATGTATGGTGAATATATTTATTATTTAAAATAATAATGTCGTTTATAGGTTTTATATATATTGGTTGATTTTTATATAATTTTAACCATTTTTTATAATAAACCTTGTTTTCGTCTTGTATTTTTTTAATAATATCTGGGTCAATTGCGATATTATTTTCAATTATTATTTTTGAAAAAATGTCATAATCTAATCCAATTAATAATTCAAGAGGTGATATTTTATCAATATTTAATTGATTCCATATATCATTATCAAAATATTTTAATATTTCTAATTCACAATATATTATCGGAATGGTTAAATCGATTTGTTCATTTCTATTTCGTCTTGCAAATAAACATGAATGAGCAATGTTATTTAAATAATGATCAAATATTTTTAAATATTTTGTATCTGTTTTTATTTTATTAAAAATTTTTGGTGAAAATAAAATTTTATTATTCATAATATCATAATATATTGCTAATAATAATGGAGATTTTGATTTTATAAATGTATAATATTTTAAATCAATATTTCTACTTAATAAATAATCTACTATTTTATCATAATTCTCTTGTAATGCAGTTATTATTAAACCATGTCCATTTCTTTCCAATTTAACGTTCAAGTCTGTTTCAGAATAATTATCAAGAATTTTAATTTTTTCATCTTGTGTCAACAAGTCAGAATAAATAATAGACTGTAATAAAGGATTATTTAAACTAGGTTTATTTTTATAAACTTTTAAAAAACTTGACAGTTGTTTATAATTTAAATTAAATATAATATAAACAATAACTTGATTATGTATAGGAGATGCATTATGAAGCAACTTGTACCAATCTAATTTTGGATATTTATTCATCAATGGTGCAAAATTAGTAGCATCTAATTTCACAGTAAATAAGTTTTTATTACTATTTCTATTATAAATATATTCTGGATAAGTTTCAATTAAATATTCTAATATTTTAGTATTTTGGTGTTGTGCAGCAAGATTAAATCCATTTAAACCTTCACAAGTTTCAATATAAATTTCCCATTTATTTAATTTTAATCCATCAATATTATTTAATTTAATTAAATAATGAAATAAATAATTATTTTGATAAAGGGGTTTATTTAAAATAAATTTATCCAAGTCCTGTTTATTCTTAATATTAATAATTGTATTTAAATTTATCTTCATTTATATATCTATGGAAATTAAATAATATAATACATAAAAAATTGATTTATTTATTTATTATGTCAAGTATTAGTTTATCATAATGGATCTTTTACAAACAAATTTTGAAAACTTTAACGTTGATAACCAAAGTAATTTAATGGATGATCGTTGCTACGATGTATTGACAGAAACACAACATTTAAGTACTGGTAGATTTAATAATATTATGGGTGTAACATGTTATATGAATTCTATACTTTACATATTACAACAAATACCTGAATTTGTTAATTATATATATAATTTTGATTGTGAAAAAATTATATATGAAAAAACGAATACTTTTGGTAATTTTATTACTGATTATGTTGTTTATGAATTACATAGATTATTTAAAAAAAGTATTGATTACGAAGATAATGTAATAACACCTACTACATTTAAAAAATTAATTGGGATTAAAAATGAAATGTGGAATGAATATAATCAACAAGATTCTCAAGAGTTTTTTAATTTTTTAATTTCACAAATAAAAGAAGAGATTGGAATCAAAACACAATTTATTAACACAAAAAATTATGAAAATGATAGAAACCCTATAAATTCAATTGATAATATAATAGCAACAAACGGATTAACTAATTATGAATCACAAGAATATTCTATATTAACTGAATTATTTGATGGATTATATAAAAACAAATGTTTATGTGAATATTGTAATTCATATAATGTTAAAGTTGAACCGTTTTTAACACTCGCCGTTGATATTGATATTAGTAGGTGTGATAACGATTTATATGATTGTCTTGATAATTTATGTCATCCACAACAATTAGATGATAACAATAAACTAACCTGTGGATTTTGTGGTGTTTCAAATAAATCATATAATCAGTTATTACTTTGGAAAACACCAAAAATTTTAGTTATCCATATTAAAAGATTTGGATTTGAAAATGAAAAAATTATAGATAATATTTTATATCCAATAAATAATTTTAATATTTATAATTATATTGATCCAAATAGTCCATATATATCAGAATGTAATTATGACTTGTTTGGTATAAATTTACACGAATCTATTGATGATAATATTACGTGCGGGCACTATACATCATTAATTAAAAATAGAATAAATAATAATTGGTATTATCACAATGATTCATGTGAACCCGAATTAATTGATGATACTAAACTTTTACAAAATAATAATGCATATTTATTATTTTATCGTCGTCAATAAACTATCATAATCTAATATTAAAACATTATTATAATTTAATTTAGAATTAAATCCATGATTAAATATTAAACAACCTGGTCCATGACTATTAATATATTTTTTTATTTGCTTTTTTGTCTTTGTAATAATAAAATCAATATTTGAACCATAAAAATTCTTTGCATCAATCCAATTAATTTTTTTTGAATTAATAATTAATTCAGATGTTATTAAAAAATCTGGAGTATTTATTGCTTTCCCATATTTAATAATTTGTTCTTGTGTTAATTGTTTTTGTGTTTTATAATCAACTTTATTTTTTATTAAAAAATCCTCAATCTTTTTTTCAAAATCAATAGAATATTTGCTTTGATCCTCTTGGTCTAGAGAAACATATATATCATTCTTTTCAGATAAAATTAGTTGAGCCTTATCACGTGATGATAATATATTAGAATTAATTAATTCTTTTAATTTTTTATGATATATACTATTAAAAACATATCTTAATATTGTCATTGGAGAAATATTATATTTTTCAGATATTTGTAAAATCCCATCTGTTTTATATTCATTTAATATTGATTTTGAATTTTTTTTTAAATTTGAAAAATTTTTAATAATAAAATTTTTCATATATCCAGATTTTATAGATACAATTATATATTTACTTATTTTTATTTTAAAAGTATCGAAAACTTTATTTTTTATTATTTCTAATTCAACATCAGTAATTTGTCCATATGATAAAGGTGGTTTCTTATTTATTTTATTTATAATAAATTGTTCAATTTCATTTGGAATAATATTTTTTATAACAATATCTATTTTTTTACTATTTGTTATATTTAATGTTCGCACATTTATAACCATATTATATATAATTTATATATAAAAAAATATTAATTATTAATACTTAATGTCAAAAAATAAAATAATTAAATCAACATTATTAAATATTGATAGTTCATATAGAACATTATATGCAAAAAATATATGTTCATCGAATTCTAAAATATTACCATTAAATCCATTAACATTATCAAATAATATAGTTACTGTTAATTATCCAAACCATCCTTTTGTTATTGGGGATAACATTGTTATACAAAATGTTGAAGGAGAATCAAAAAATTTGATAGATTCATTTTATTTAGTTAATAATTTTAAATATGTTATAATTGTGTATAATACAAATAATATTCATATTAATTATAAAGATTATATAGATGCATTATATATTAACATACAAATAATTGGCACACAATCATCTGATAATATTATTAATAATATATATTTTAATAATATGGTTGGTATTAAACAATGTTTGCTTGCTAATGATATCCCTCAATCAAGTTTGAATAACATAAAAACATTTAGTATGGATAAATTTAATAGTTTTGATTTGGATGTATTAAATAAAGCATGTTTATTTGTTGAACTACCAAATATTCATGTTGATAATATTAATAACTATATCAAAATCGACCAAATATTTAAAATATCATATTTACATATCGGTGGTATAAATTTAGGATATTTAAATTCTAATTATCCAATTAATAATGATAATTATCAAAGTAGTCAAACTATTACAAATATTATTGATGATAACACTTTTGATATACAACTAAAAAATTCTGCATATGGATTAAATTATTATGGAGGTGGTAAAAATGTACAAATTATGAAAATAATTGATTCAATAACAGGCTATCCTAATTCAAATTATTATGTCATTGATCTTGAAAAGAATTTTAATAATGTTACGAATATTCAATTAATTAGTACAGAATTTCCTTATATTGATATTGTTATTAAAAAAAATATTAATGATAAATTATATTGGAATAATATTGAAGATGGTTCTCATGTTTATAATATTGTGATGGATGAAGGGTTTTATACATCGAATACATTTATAGATAAATTAACTGATAAATTAAATAATACACCTAGATATAATTATGATATTTATAATCAAAATTATAATAATTTTGAAATAATTATTGAACCAAATATACATAAAATAACTTTTTTACCATATGATTTATTTAATGGACAAAATTGTATTTTTGGTAGACAAGAAATTATAAAATCAAATATATATTATATTTTAACTATTAAAACTACAAATTATTCCTTACAAATTAATGATATTGTTACAATATCAGGTAGTTCAGATATAACAATAAATAATACAGAATTAAGTAATAGTTATTTATTAATTAATAGTTTGAATATTAATAAATCTTTCCCAATTTATTCAATAAATAGTAATAACAGTTATGATATTTTATTACCAAAGAATATAGAAACTACTTTGGTATCATCTGAATCAAGAGGTGGTTTTAATATAATAATAAAAACTGCTACAAAAATTAAAATGTTATTTAATTATTCAGACACAATTGGGCATATATTAGGTTTTAAAGATATTGGGTTTAATTATTCAATAATTGATTACAGCACAGAAATAACAAATCAAGATATATATATTAATTCTAATAATTTAGATTCGGTTGGTAATATAGTTACATATTCTAGTGGATTTTTAAATTTTGTTAGAGTTAATAATTATTTTTTAATGTATTTAAATGATATTGATTATGTACAAATGCCAAATAGGATTCCTGCCGCATTTGCTAAAATTTTATTAAATCAAGATTCAGAAAATTCTTTATTTAATACATTTGTATCAACACCAATAAATACTTATTCTAAACATTTCCCTATTTCTGAATTATCTCATTTAACTATTCGTTTTACATATCCAGATGGTTCAAATGTTGATTTTAGAAATATTAATCATAGTTTTACATTAGAAATTTCTGAAGAAGAGTATGTAAATGATGAATGATTTAACAAAAATATTTAATAAAAAATAGTAATATTTTTTATTAAATTAAACATAAATTAATTAATTTCTTGTTAATGATAATATATCATTTATTCTATGATTATTAATGAAAAATTTTAATATATTTTCAATATTAACTAACCACAATAATATTGTTCTACTTGTAAAACTATCAAAATAAGACACAATATTTGATTTAAATACTTGTTTAATATTATCTGTCAATAAAAGACCATATATATCTAAATGATTGAAAAACTCTGATAATATATCTCTAACAGATTCATTTGCATACAGTTTTTGTTCAGAACTATCATTGAAAATACTTACAGAACTTTTAACAAGGCGTACTGATATATCACCATACAAAATTTGTTTAATTGATTTATCAATATCTTGTATTTCATTTTCAATTATATAATCGATTTTAGTACTAATTGATGATGCACCACTATTTGAAGAGTTTGAAAAATATATATGTAATATTTTTCTCATGATATATTCTATTGACTGACAAATTATAGTACGAACAAGATAATTTAATTGTTCATTAATAAATTTTAAAACAAGATTGTTGTTCATGAAACTTTTATTATTGAAATAACTTTCGCATAAATTTGATATATGTTCAAATCCATTATTAATTATACAATTATCTGTTTTATCAATATTTTCATTTTGTTTTTTTAATAATTCTAAAATAATTAAATTATAATTACCTTTCAAATTAGTTTTTAATATTTTATACCACAAGTCATTTATATAAATCTTATTATATTTATCATAAACACCAATTAATGTTTTAGATGTTTTAGTGATTTTTTTTAATTTTTCAGACTTTTCTATTATTTTATTTAAAATAACATTTTCTTTTTCTATACTAGTATTACTATCATTAATCTCTTTGATTTTAGCATCTAGTTCTGTTGATTTATTTTTAGATATTTTAGTTTTATCTAAACTTTTTAATAATTTTTCGAGTTTTATAATATTTTCTTTATTTATTTCTATTTCATTGGTTTTTTCATTTAATATTTTCCTGGATACGAATGCATCCTCGTTATTGTCAATTTCAAATGATTCTATTTGTTCTTCAAAATAATTATTTTCTATAATTTTTTCAATTTCGTAGCTCATTGATGTATATAGTTCTTTTGCATTTGATAATGTATATTCTGCATTGATATCAAATAAATGATTTGATAAATAATGTAATGTTAAATACGAACATATATTAAATGAATTTTCCAAATATAATAATACATTATTACCAAAATTTTCATTTGATGTAATTAACAATTTAATATCTGTAAATAAATTATTATTAATATTATGAAAGATAGTATTTATTGGATTTGATTCATTATAATTATAAAAGATTTTATTAAAAATATTTGAACATTCGTCTTTTATAAATTTAATTGTTTTTTCTCCAACACATTCTTTTAATTTAATATCTTTATCCCCCAATGTCGTTTTTAAAATTTTAATTATTTTATTATTATTCATTTTAATTAATGAATATATTGGAATAATATTATCTAAATTTGCATCAAATAATAATGAATTATTATGTAATAATACATCTATTATTTCTTCTTTTACATAAAATTCATTTTTAATTTTAAGTCTTGATGTATTACTAAAATCATTCTGATATATAATAAATGGAACACTGCCTTTAGACTTTTTAATAATCGAATAAACATTTTTTGGGGTTTGTGATTTATCTGTAATTGATATTTCAGTTGTTAATAAATTAATTTTCATATCTTTTGATTTAAATAATGTTTCATCAACATCAAGTTTATAAACACTTTTATTTAATATGTTATTAAATGTGTAAACATCTAATTCTTGTTTTACAACTTCGCAAAGTAATTTATATAAAATATTATCTTTAATACTATTTATATTTTCATCTTTTAATGTAAAAGTTTTATTTTTTTTTAAATAATTCTTTATTTTTGTTAATATACCACCATTATTTCTAATAAAATCGCTAAATAATTTAATAATACCCATTTTATAATAAATATTTAAATCATTATATAATAATTGAGGTAATTTAATTTCTTTTTCTATATCAATAGCAGCTAATTCATGAATATTTTGATATAATTTATTGTCAATATCATATATACCACCACCAGTCATAATATCAATGGTATCATTAGTATTAGGAACACGATGTGTATAATAATATATATCTTTGTTTGACGAATCTAACAAGTATTTATTAAATTTTGATAATAAAAGTGTATTAGTGGAATCTTTAAAATAATAATATATAAATAACAATGCATTTAATGTATTTAATTTTTTTTTTAAATCATTGACATTAAATATATGTGGTTGATCAATAATTTCCTTACTTAATAAACAGTTTTTTACGATATCTATATAATGATGATTAAATATATCATTAAAGTTATTAATTTTGCCTTTATCTAATTTATCTAATATAAGATTAATTTTGTTTAATTTTTCTTTAATAAATTTATCATACCCTACAATTTTACTATTTTGGGTTTCTGTTATTTTTTCTCTAGTTGGTATTCTTGCATTTTGTGTAAAATATATACCATCTTTTTTCATATCAAGCGTATAATCACTTGGTTTAGATGAATAAAAATAATTATGAACAGGAATGGCAGGAACAGAATGGACCTGATCAACAATTTCTGTTGAATTAATTAAATTTAAATAATACAAACCCATTGAATGAGAAATTATAAAATGACGAGAATCATCTGTTATTTCGATATTATAAAAACTAGGTTGTTCTGTTGTTTTATATTTATCAAAATTAAAATTATTATTGGTGTCAATAAAATTTAAAATACTAATATTTTTAAGATTATCATAAAATTGTGCCTTATTATTTTTTCCAATATAATATAATATATCATTTAATGACTGAAGTAGAAATTTATTATTTTTAATTTTACCATGTAATTCTTTACATATTTCTTGCAAAACATTATATGGTTTTATATCAAAAAACTTTTTATTAAATTCTTTGTATAAGTCGTCATATTTGACGTCACCATCTGTTATATATTTATCTAATAATAAAATAAAATTTTTAATCATTTTATTACTTGTTTCATAAGTGTTTATTGGTTTATCATTATTATTATAAAAATCAATTGATTTTATTGTAATATCATCAAAATATAATAATAAACTTTTTAGTATTCGTTGATTATTTGCCTTGGATATAATATGTGGTTTATATATATTAAAAACGCTTTGTAATAATTCATTTTGATCATCTTTGTCTGTTAAATCATTTATACCTGTTGATAATGCTATTAAATCAAATGTAACATATGATGTTAAATTATTGTGTGACATAAGTCCTGTCAAGTCGCAATACATGTCATATATACATAATCCGATATTCTTATTTCCTTCCAGTTTTGAATTCCATTTTTTAAAAAAATTATCATTATCGGATATATTAAATTTATGATGAATTAAATAGTTATTAATGGATTTAATTACATCTTTATGTTTTTTATTATTAATAAATGTATATCCTAAAATTATATATAATGAAAAATTTATCATATAGATGTGGTCTTGTTCAATAATTTTCTCATCATATGCTATTTTTGTTATTTCTGTTACAATATCTACAAACGCCCTTGCCGATGTAATTGCAGTTTGAACTACTGTATTTACTACTATTGTATCATTATATACACCACCTATTTGAACACTAAGTGCTATAACAACTGTTACTACTTTTGTAGCTACTTTTACTGCAGCTGCAGCGTCATCTGAGTTCGCTTTCGCATTTTTTGCTTTTGTAACTGCATCTTGTTTATATGTATCTGATACTAATTGATCTTGTGTTGTTGTTTGAGATGTAGTAGCTATTACAGCTGCAGTAGCAGCTATTACAGCTGCATGAGCAGTTATTCTTGTTAAATCATCTTGTGTCTGTCCTAATAATAATGGTCTTGATATATTCAAGCGTGCCGTTAATGCAATCGCCTCGACAGGTGTCAATTGTGTTATTGTATTTGTTATTGCTAATAATGCATCTGATATTTTTGTGGTTGTTTCTACATTTATATCAGATATGTTTTTTGTTGTTTTTATTGCAGACACTATTGTATTTATTATCGAAGACAATTCTGTTGTTATTACCATTCCTGGTATTAACATTGTTGTTTTTATTAACAACATCGCATTATTTGCCTCTTGTAACACTAATTCTGCATATGATGTAGCTCTTGTTACTTCTATTATTGCAGTTTCTATGGTAGTTAAGGCTAACGTGACATCACCACCTGTTATTGAATTCGTTGCAATACCCGCTTGAACTGTTGCGGTATCTGCAATAACAACTGCATTTTGTGAAGATGTACCTGCTGTGGTCATTAATCTTACAACAAAATCTGATGCTGCTATTTCAGATTCTATTGTTATTACTGTAGGTGGCAGTGGTTGTCGTCGTACAACCCTAAGTAATTCAAGAATTGATCGTATATATGATTGTTTTTGTTGTGGTAGTTGTCGTATTAGTAGTTGTTGTTGTTCTTGTGTTTTTAATATTTTTAATTCCTTTTCTATTATTACAAGTAATTCTATTGTTGTGAATGATAAATCTTGTAATTCAGTTGCATTTAATAAAGTTTTTGATTTGTATATATCTTTAATAACATCCTGTATTGAATCAATCACTCTTTTTTTAAGTATTAAAGCCTCGTTTATCTCATCATTTTGTGTTTTAAGATCATATGTTATATTCGTATTAATTTTTGATGCACTTTTAATAGCATAACCTATATGAGATATAATTTTATCTAAATTACTTATTATTGTAGTTATTGATGAATTAATATGTGTATTTGTAGTCGTTGATACACTTTCTGTAGTACCATGTACCTTAGTCATTTTGACTTTTGCAGTAACAATAGTATCTTGAACCCTTTTTAATATTGATATATTTGTAATATGTTGTGTTATTTTTAGTGCATTTAGTGCATATAATGCTACAAATGATTCATTGTCTATATCTCTAAATTTTGTTAATGATGGATATAGTGATCTTATACTATTTCCAATAATATACTCTAAACACTCGTTAATTTTATTATCATTTAATAAATCATATATAGTATTAATCTGTTTATCTGTAAATTTGTTATATAATAAATATAATATTTGTTTACCAAAAGTATCATAGTTTAATATCTTTTCAATATTTGTAATTGGTTCTAAATTATGAAAATTGTCAATATATATATTTCTCGTCCCACCTATATATATATTTTCTTCAAATTTAATATACGACGATGCAGTATCATTAGTCATAATATCAGTTGATGTTGATGGAACATTATGATAGTCTTTGTTAATAAATGTTTGATTTGTCTTTTTAATATCTAAAATACAGTCTTTTATTTGTTTTTTTAAAGATTTCTTATAATCGTTATCCTCGTTATCCCTGTTAAAAGTATAATCAATGTTATCAAAATTTTCGAACTTTTCTTTTACAGTTTTAAATACACCATGATTATCTGATTTAATAGTTTCTATAATATCTGCTGTCGATGGTTCTTTAGTAACATTAGCAAATAATTGTAACAAGTTATTTTCTGTTTGTTCTTTTTCAACTAAATACATAATTGTATTTTTTAAACTCTTTATAAAAGGTGTTAGCTTGACTGTATCAAATATATCTTGTTTAATATCAATTATATCACTTTTATTAAAAAAATCAGTTTTATCTTTTGTTGGTGGATCAATAAAATCTAAAACATCTAATGTATTATTAATTTTTTTAATTTCTCCAGAAAATAAATAATGAAATGGATATAATCCTAAATTATCTGTATAATTTGGATTAACATTTACATCTAATAAATATTTAACTAATGATTCTGATTGCAAACTACATGCTAAATGTAATGGAGTTTGATTCATTTTATTTGGACCATCTGGATTTACACCATTTTGGACTAAAAATTTTATAATATTTAATTTAGATGGATCATTTGTTTTTCTTTTATCCATTCTAATAACTTCATGAATTAAACTATCTCCATTATCATTAATGACATCAAACGGAATTTGATTAGTAAAGGAATATTGTAATAATTCTGTAGTATCTAATTTATTTACTAGATTAAATAATTCTACTATTTGGCTTGAATTATGCGTTGCAATAACTCTATAAGATTTATCAAATCTATTCATATTATTAAGATATATAATTTTATAAATAATAAACTTATTTATAAAAAAATTTTTAAATTATTTATACTAATTTAATATAGTTGATATTATTGCAAGTTAATGGAGGTACTGGTTGTGGCATATATGGTGGATATGCACTTGAAGGTGGACATATTTGTCCAAAATTACATTTATTATTAATAATATTATATTCTCGTTCTTTAGCAAGAATTGTTTCTGTATTTTTTTGTAAAAAGTCTTTGTAATCTTGTGCACTATCTATATTATTTATATTACGTATTTCTTGGTCAAATCTTCGACTTCTTGTATAATTTGTTAAAAATCGTCCATCTTCCATTAATGCTGGGCAGTTGTATGTAAAATATTGATTATTACTCATGTCTATATATATATATTAGATATTTATTATTTTAAAATTATTAATTCTTGACTAATAAATTATCAATTAATTCTTGTTTAGTTTTTTGTTTTTGTACGCCATTTATTTTTTTACTTAAAGTAATATTATTTTTTGTTGCTATTTTTTTAATATTTGACAAGTTTGATTTACTTAAAACATCTTTGTCAAATAATTCGATAGGAACCGTATCAAGAACTGAGGCAATGACATTATCAAGAACTGGGGCTGGAACATTATCAAGAACTGGTGTAATGACATTATCAAGAACTGGTGTAATGACATTATCAAGAACAGGGGCTGGAACATTATCAGGTTCAAGAACTGGAACATTATCAATAACTGGAACAATAACATTATCAAGAACAGGGGCTGGAACATTATCAATAACTGGAACATTATCAGGTTCAAGAACTGGAACATTATCAGGTTCAATAACAATAACATTATCAAGAACAGGAACATTATCAATAACTGGAACAATAACATTATCAATAACTGGAACATTATCAAGAACTGGAACAATAACATTATCAATAACATTATCAAGAACTGGGGTATTATCAATAACATTATCAAGATCTGGTTCAAGAACAATTGGGTCTATTATTTTACATTCAACATCATCACCAACTTCAGGAACAGTTTCAAGAACATTTAATTCATTTTTTTCTGGAACATTTAATTCATTTTTTTCAAGAACATTATCAATTGAAATACTTAAATCATTAGAATATATTGCAATATGGTCTAATATATTATTATCATTTTTAATTTCAGACTTTGAGGTATTTGATTGTAATATATCTATTTTTATTTGCATTGTATCCATAGTTTGTTTCATAGTTTCCATTTTATCATGTGTACTGTTTAAGATATGTTTAAAATCAATTAATTTTTTATAAATAAAATATATAACAACAATAAATCCAATTGAAATTAAAAAACTCAATTTATCTTTTAAAAAACTCATATTATATTATTAAATATTTTTTATATATTTAAACCCACTTTATTTTTTATTGGGTTTAAATATATTTAACGTCATAATAACAAAATATATTCACAGAATATATACTCTATTTTTATATATAAAAAATACTCTCTTTATTAATGTCATTCATGTACAGTTTATCAATTTTTAATTTTGTAATAAATATAAGTTGTTCCAGTCTATCTATTTCATCATACATGTTTTTTAAATAAAATATAAAATCAATTATTTTTGTATAAATAAAAAATATTACAAAAATCAATCCAACAGAAATTAAAAAAATATCTTTATCTTTTAAAAAACTCATATTATCATCAAATATATTTTTATTGAGTTTAAAAATATTTAAACCTTAATATATATATTAATATAATATGACTGGAGGATTATTACAATTTGTAATATCTGGACAACAAGATATATATTTAACAATAAATCCACAAATTACTTTTTTTAAAAAAGTTTATAGAAGATACACCCCATTTTCTCTTGAATTAATTTCTATAAGTTCTGATAGAGCATCTGAATATAATAATGTATCATCATTTATAATTAAAACAGGCGATGCCGTTAATAAATGTTATATTGAAATTGAATTACCTAATTTAATATTTTCTGATATATATATTACAAATGCTGATTATATTGCTAAAAAAAAAACAGATTTAAATAATTTACAAATTAATTATACAAAATGGTATTCTTATTATACAAATTTATTAGGATATATAAATATTGAAGTTGATATATATAGAATATTATATAATTTATTACAGACCGATAATATTACAATTAGTGCATTAAAAACACAAGTTAATCAATTTAATTATAAAAATAAGAAATCCAAAGATTTATATATTAATAATATTGATAATAACGTTTATATATTAATTAATATTTCTGAATACATTGAAAATATTACTAAATTAATTACAACAGATACTATATATAATAGTGATATAAATATTAATAGTACTGATATTCTAACATCAATAAATGATATGTATAAAAATATGAATACATACATTGATTATTATCATTCAAAATATATATATTATTATAAATTATATACAAATAAATTAAATAATACAAATATTAATTTTAATTATGCAGAATATCTTGGACATAATTTTTTTGAATATATTAATTTAGAAATTGATGGTCAAGAATATACAAGGTATTCTAATAATATTTTACATATTAATCAAATGCATAATATATCAGATGGAAATATGGAAAATTATTTAAAGATGATTGGACATACTCCTGAATTAAATACATTTAATTCAGATATAAAAGGCAATAGAAAAATATTAATACCGTTAATATTTTGGTTTAATAAAGATACAGGTGCCTGTCTACCAGCTATTGCATTACAAAATTCAACCATAATAATTAATATTAAAATATCAAAAATTGAGAAAATTATTTGTTTTGAAAATTATCAACAAATGTTTAATGAATTATTAATTACATCGATTGATAATAATATAGGATTTATTCGTAATACACTGTTATTATATAATACTTTTAATATTAATAAAATAGAAAAAAGTATATCTTATAATTGTATTTATATTAATGATGAATTATTAAAAATACAATATCCAGATTTAACAGATGATGAAATATTATTAATATTAACAACAAATGGAACAAGTTATTCAATGAACGAAATTACTAAACTGATATTTCCAAACATGAGTGATGATGAAATAATAGCAAAAAATGGATCTAGTGGTAGCACAACAACACAATATATATTAAATCAAATCCAGTGGGTTCATTTTATGATTAATATTAAACAAACAATATATTCATCTATTGCCTTAAAAATTGGGTCTTATTATCCATATATAAATTTTAATATGTATCATAGTTCTATTCCTGCACCACAAGTTAAATTAATAACAGAAGTTATATTTTTATATGATACAGAAAGAGAAAAATTTGCAAATTCTAAATTAGAATATATAATTGAAACTTTTGATGAGGATGTTTTTACAATTAAATCATTACAATATTTTAATTGTGAATTATCATTTACTAAACCATGTAAGGAATTACTATGGTATTTACAACCACAAATTTTTTATGATGGATTAACAGAATATGGACAAAATACAAGTTTATTATATGATTATAATAAATATTTTATAAATGATCCTATTTTAAAACATAAATTAAACTTGAATAATTTTAATATATTATTATCAAATATTGATATGAATTATTATACATATTTATTATCATCTAAATATTTAAATAATATTTTACCAAATGGTGTTTATTATCATTCTTTTTGTTTATACCCTGAAGAAACACAACCATCGGGAACTGCAAATCTTACTATATTAAAAGGAAAACAATATTCAATACAATTTAATACCCAATATGTTGACGAATTTAATGATTTTATATTAAATTTAGAAAATTCAAATTTAAATTTAAATCGTAACACTAATATGATTTTAAGGTTTGTTGCAAAATCATATGAATTATTAATAATCCATAAAGAATCAACCCATTTATTATTTTCTTAATAATATTTTATAAATATTTTGTTGTTTTATTATTGCGTTTGTTTATATTTTGATGAATTAATACTTCAACACTAACAATAATTGTTAATAATAAAATATTGGATAATGTTCTTTCCTTTTTGTTACTATAAAATAAATACAATATGTATATTATTAATATTAATAAAATATTGTGCATCATACCTTCCCATTTCGACCATTCGTAAAATTGTTTTAAGTTTTGCATTATATATATATATATATAAAATAAAAATTAATATTATTAAATTTTTAAAAAAAGTTTCAATCAATTGGTTGTTGAAAAAGAGTATTTTATTATGATTTCAACATCATCTATTAATTTATAAAATAATTCATTTGTAATACAATAATTATTTTCTTAATATTTTTATAAATATTTTGTATGATTATTATTTCGTTTATTTATATTTTGATGAATTAATACATGAATACTAATAATAATTGTAAATAATAAAATATTGGACACAGTTCTTTCCTTTTTGATACTATAAAATAAATACAATGTGTATATTATTAATAACGTTAAAATATTGTGTGCAATACTTTCCTATTTCGACCATTCATAAAGTTGTTTTAAGTTTTGCATTATATATATATATAATAAAAATTGATAATTTATTTGTTTAATAGCCATTATTATAATTTTATATATGACTACAATTACTAATATTGACAATTTTCAAAAAATTATTGATGCAAATGCATCACACACCCTTTGCCCATATGTGATACACATAAAGGGTCGTCGTCTGACAGGACTTTTTATTCATAATAGTTCTGCTTGCAAAAAGGTTGCACGAGTTACAACATTGCTTCATAACTGTCGTTGTTGTGCTTCACGTATCAAGCGTCTTTTTAACATGAGTGATATGAATGGGGCTATTACCCTTCCAACATCAATTATGAGCCACGTGGGCAATGATATTAACGCAAGTCATTATGAAGAAATTCATACTATTTCCCAAGAGGCGTGTGGTCTTGGTGTTAGTGGTTTTGTGTTTCTTCAAGATGAAAATTTACTAAAATATCAACCAATAGAGGGTGGTTTTGATCATATTCATATGAAAATTTCTAAGGAGAATCAATGTGATGCATCATTTACACCAGAGGAATATATCCTTTTTAATGGAGCAATTAATCGATATATTATTCAAGGTCAAATGAAACGTCTTGTTGATAGACTTGTTGAACAAGGATATGAATCTGTATTGATTCTCGAGAACTGTCTTGAAAAGGTGACATATGGTCATACATTTCTAATGTCAATTCGTTGGGCAAAGACTTTTTTTCAAGAACTTGCAACATACCCACAAACTCTAAAGCAGATGAATCCAAAGGTGCTATTTATGTTCTTTATGAAGAATCTACTTGAAGGAACTCTTGGACCAGACCTTTATAGTGGTGCGGTTTGTTTCGAACTTGCAACACTCGACCAGTTGCTTGGGTGTCTTGAGGTTGCAAAGAACGAAAAGGCAATCATGGCAATGTGCGAAGATCGTCTAAATCCATTAAAGTATCAACGACCAACGGCACCACCATCTGTAGGAAAGATAAATGTTGCAAAGAGTCTTTTGGGAGATTTTACAGTTTCTGTTGCAGCTGTTTCAGATCACCCCAATGCAGTTCCTGTTGGACGCATTATTTCACCCAGCACTAGTGCAATGAGTGGATATGATGCACTAACTACAGCCACAACAAAGCCCAAATCTACTTTTGCTAGTCGATGTGCGTATGAACCAAGTGTTACTAACATCAAGACAGTAAAAAATCTTGTTGATTATGTCAAAAAGTTCCCAGGAATCAAGGTCCAAATCAAGACGACACATTCTCCAATGTATTTAGCAAACACCACTCTTGATCAAAAGTTTCTATGTGTTCCATTTATGTGGGCTTTCTGTGTGATATCTCCAACAAGCTGGGGTATGAGCACATGGGGTAATATTACAGATATTATTCCCACATGGGAAACACTTCCAAAAAGTCATAAGAACGTACTGTTTGTAATTGAAAACGTAACAATGCCATCGAATACAGTCGTATGTACCATTCCATCGTTTCTCTCATCAGAGTATATACGCACGTGTCGTGTAACTTTTGAGGCGTTAATGGGAACAATGAAGCTCATTATTCCTGAAAACACTCGTCTTGCATGTGGAATTGGTGCCAATGTAAAGAATGAGAACAATTATCTTCAATCACCAATCACCATAAAGATTGGTGGTAAGGAAATTGTTATTTCAAAGCTAATGTAAAAGAAAGCTTATTTTATTTAAACAATTAAATTAATTACATTAATTAATGCACTCTTATCTATTATTTTATAACACCCTGTCATGTATAATGTACATACATTACAATTTTGTAATGTAAATAATGTTGTAATATTTATACAATAACTTATATTTAGATTGTAAACATTACCTAATGTACTCACATCTGTTATATTTATACAATTATTTATATTTAAAGTATGAACTTTTTTTAATAAAGACACATTTTTAATATTTAAACAATAACTTAAATTTAAATTATAAACACTACCCAATGCACTTACATCTGTTATATTATTACAATTACATAAACTTAATGTATGTACACGTCCTAGTGCACTTACATCTTTTATTTTTTTACAATTACCTAAATTTAATGTATGTACATTACCTAAACAACTTACCTCTATTATATTAGTACAGCAAGATAAGTTTAAAGTGTGCACATTACCTAAACAACTTGTATCTGTAATATTAGTAAAAGATAAATTTAAATTACTAATATTACATAATGCACTTGTATCCATTATATTTTCACATTCGCTTAAATTTAAAGTATGTATATTACAATTTTTTAATGGGTTGATATCTATAATGTTATTTTTGCAAAGATTTAAAGTGTGTATATTACAATTTTTTAATACCCTAATGTCTATTAATTTATTTTTGCTTAGATTTAATGTGTGTATATTTAAATTACTTAATGCTGTAATATCAACCAATTTATTATTACTCAAATTTAACGTATTAATATTACAATTACTCAATGCACTAATATTAACCAAGTTATTATTATTTAAATATAAAGTATTAATATTACAATTACTCAATGCACTAATATCTGTTAACTCGCAGTAATTTAAATATAGTGTATGTATATTACAATTACGCAATGCATTAATATTTAATAATCTATTATAACTTAATTTTAAAGTATGTATATTACTTGTATTTAATGTACTAATATTTGTTAATTTACAATTACATAAATTTAAAAAATGTACATTATTCAACACACTTATATCTTTAATATTTTTACAATAACTTAAATTTAGATTATAAATATTACTTAATGTATCCACATTTATAATTTTAGAACAATGGCTTAAATTTAAAGTATGTATATTGCAATTATTCAATGTATTTACATCAATATTTTTACAATCACGTAAATTTAAATTATATATATTCTTTAATGAACTTAAATCATTTATATTATTATTTAAACTTAAATCTAAAATATGTATGTTACAATTTCTCAATACACTAATATCTGTTATATTTTCACAACCGCTTAAATTTAAAGTATGTATATTTTTAAGGGTACTAATATCTTTTAATTTATAACAATCACTTAAATTTAATATATGAACATTATTTAATACACTTGTATTTATAATGTTATTATATTTACTAACATTTAATGATATTTGTAATTTTGAATTAAAAACTTTATTTTGAATTAGTTTTCTGAAAATAACATCATCATGATATTTTTTAGAAAATAATTTGTTCAATTTATAATATTTATATTGTTGATTATATTTACATGTATCATATAAATTATTAATATCAGTAATATTATAATATAATATATCAATTATTATGCTTGGTATCATTATAATATATTATATAAATTTTAACATATTTATTTATCAATTTTTTGTTAAAAATTATCTATATTATAATAATGTTGCAAATAAGTCTACCTAAAAAAATGTATGATATATATACATTTTTCGATAATTCAAAAAAAGAATTAAATAATCCATTTACGTTTTTAAAAATGATGCACGGAATACCTGTAACAATTATTTCAAATAAATCAAATTTAAATTATTATCAAATTGATATACCAATTCATAAAAATATAAAACCATCTTATTTACTAAAATACTTGAAACAAATTGATTATAGAAATTACTATTCATCAAATACTATTTATTTTAAACAAGTTAATATTATTAATGAAAATAAATGGATAGAAACTGAATTATATCAAGGAGTTGAAACAACTTATGTTGTAAATTATAATCCAGAACAATTTTATATATTATTTTATAATATGGTTAATAATAGTGATAGTAATATATCCCAAGCTAAATATTATCATTCTTTAAAAATATTTAAATCTTTTGATACTTTTATATTACGATTTGAAATTACCTTAAATTATTTGGATATAGATCAATTGATTGATATTGAAATTTATTTAAATATGTTAATTAATATTATTGGTGCAATTTATAAAAAATTTAACTTGGATTTAAATTTTAATTATTTGTTAGAATTAGAAACAATAAAGTATCTTGAATTTAGAAACCATAAAAAATGAAATTTTTACCATATAAACAAATATTAGTAATACTTTATAAATAAAATGGGAGTTCCAGGATTTTTTATATGGTTATTAAAAAATTATAAAAAAGAAGGTTTTGTTATAAATAAAAACAAAATCGATGATATCGATATATTATCAGATATTAATAATATCGATTATTTTCTGATTGATGCAAATTGTCTTGTTCATCCAGTATGTTACAAGATTATTGCAGATAATCCAGAATTAAAGGATAATGATAAATTAGAACAAAAAATGATGAATGCAGTATTAATATATTTAGATGAATTAATAGAATATGTTCAACCTAAAAAAGGTATATATTTAGCAATTGACGGAGTTGCACCTGTTGCTAAAATTAAACAACAAAAAATGAGAAGATTTAAATCAGTTGCAGATAAAGCAATGTTTGATGTAATAAAAAAGAAACATTCTAAACCACTTGCAAATTCGTGGAATAATAATGCAATTACTCCTGGTACAGAATTTATGGAAAAATTACATAATATTATTATTGATTGGGCAAAAAAACAAACATTTGAAGTTATATATTCAAGTTGTTTTACTCCTGCAGAAGGCGAACATAAATTATTACAATTTATTAGAACAAATCAAATTAAAAATATTAATATGTCATATGTTATATATGGATTAGATGCTGATTTAATTTTCTTAGCACTAAGTACCAAATCTGATAAAATATATTTATTGAGAGAAGCTAATGAAATTAATAAAAAAGAATCAAAAGAAGTATTAAATCATATATCAATTAAAATAATGAGAAAATCAATATATAAAACTATATTAAAATATTTATCAAAAGAAGAAACTTTTTCATTTGAACTAAATGAAAATAATATTGTTAGTGATTTTATATTTATGTGTTATTTATTAGGAAATGATTTTTTACCACATATACCATCCTTAAATATTCATAATAGCGGAATTGAAAATTTAATTATTAATTATTCAAAAACAATAAAACAATTAATTTTAGAAAATAATAAAGTTATTTACTTGATTGATGATTTAGATATAAATCATACTTTCTTATTAAAATTTATAATTAATTTAAGTATTGAAGAAGATACTTTATTAACAAATAACTTTTATGAAAAAAAAAGAAAGTTTTACTGTAATGGAGATGCTTATGATAAAGAAATATTTAAAATAGATAATTTACAATTTAAAATAAAAGACCCAATATTATTAGGCTCTGATAATTCTGAAGAATGGCGAAAAAGATATTATAAACATTATTGGAATGTTGATGAAAATGAAATTGAAGAATTTAGTGAAAAACTAGTTTATCATTATTTAATGGGAATAAAATGGATAACATATTATTATTTTGATAAATGTCCATCATGGAATTGGTATTATCCTTTTGATTATCCTCCATTTATTTCAGATATTGCAAAATATTTACCAAAAATTAACTTGGAACAAATTAAATTCAAATTAGGATCACCATTAAAACCATATATGCAATTGTTATCTGTACTACCTCCACAATCTAATTATTTATTACCACAATCATTAAGAAAATTAGTACTAAATCCAAATTCTTCTTTAATTTCATTATATCCAATTAAATTTGAACAAGATTTTATTAATAAACATAGATATTGGGCGGCTATACCAATATTACCACCAATTGATATAAAATTAATAAAAGATAAATTTTATAAATATAAAGATGAACTAACACCAGATGAAATTAGGAGAAATACACTTTTAGATTCTTTAATTTTTAATAAATAAATAAATTCACTATTTTTTAATTTAATAAATTCACTATTTTTTAATTTAATAAATTCACTATTTTTTAATTTAATAAATTCACTATTTTTAAATTTTTAATTTAATAAATTCACTATTTTTTAAATAAAATAGTTTTAAAAATGATTTAAAAAATTACAAGTTAATTATAATATAAAAATATTACATATATTAATTATGGATAAAAGTGATAATAAAAAAAAATTTAATTTAATACCAGAAAGAATCAACTCTATTAAAGAAATGGTTGGTGGAAATAATATTGATTCAATTATTGATTTTAAAAATTCGACAGAATCATTTGAATACCCAACTAATACTGACGATATTAGAGAATTATTACCAAAAAAATATATAGATTTTGGTAAAGCTATCAATGAGTTGGGTGGCAGATTATTATATATTAAAAGTGGATCAACGGGACATACTTTTAAAGGTGTTTTTCCTCCGCCAGAAAACGAAACAAAAAAGTCTTATGCTGTTAAAATTGTAGCATATCCAAAAAAAGAAAATTATGGTGATATGTATAATATAAAAAGACCAGAAAATACTGAATTATTAATGATAAAATTATTATCATATTTTGTTATTAATAAACAAACCCCTCATATTGTTTTACCAATAACAACATTTAATACAAGTATTAAACCATTTTTAAATTTAACAAAATCAAATATAGTTAATAATAAAAAATTTGATCAATTTATTGAAAAATATGAAAATGGAGAATATTATCAAAATGTATCAATATTAGTTAGTGAGTGGGCAAATGGTGGCGATTTGTTAGATTATGTTCGTACTAATTATAAAAAAATGACAGTAACAGATTGGAAAGTAATATTATTTCAAATATTATCTGTTTTAGCAATTATTCAAAATAAATATCCTGGATTTAGACATAATGATATGAAAGCAAATAATATTTTAATTCATACCATGGATGATGATGATGATGACGATAATGATAAAAATTATTTATATAAAATTAATAATCAAACATATATTGTAAATAATATTAAAGTTCAAATTAAATTATGGGATTTTGATTTTGCATGTATACCTAATATTGTTGATAATTCAAAAGTTAGTGCTGATTGGACTAGTAAAATAAATGTGAATCCTGAACAAAATAGATATTATGATATACATTATTTTTTAAATACATTTACACGTAAAGGATTTTTTCCAGAATTTTTATCAGAACCAGAAATTCCAAATAAAGTTAAAGAATTTGTTAAAAGAGTTGTTCCAACTAAATATGAATCTGGTAAATATGTTTCAGAAAGAGGGCGTGTTTTAGTTAAAGATGAATATTTAACACCAGATGAAATATTAAAGAATGATCCTTTTTTTAAATCAATAAGAAAATGTGAATAAACATCATATAAGAATAAATATATTAATAAAATTTTTAATTAATATATTTAAATTATCATTTTTTTAATCATGAATAAATTCAGTAATAGCATAATATATAATTTTATTATCCTTTTTTTTAAGATATATAAATAAAATTTTTTCATTTAATATATATGAAAAAATTGCCATATTAATATCAAGGTTTATTCTTTCATCTATTCTATATCTTGAATTTAATAATAATCCTTTAATATATAATTGATTTGCACTTATTGATTTTACATCTAATTTTAATCCATAATTTAACAAATCTTTTGATAGTTCTGTCAAATCACCTTTAATAGGTGTTAACCACGCCCATATCCAAGTATTATACATTACATCATAATAACCAATTATTTGAAAAGATGCTTTTGCAAAATCATTATCTTTTAAATGAAAAGTTCCAAAAGTATCTGTTACTTGATTATATTTAAATTCACTATTAATATATTTTCTATATTTAAGATTTGTTTTGTCATAATTATCCAAACTTTTTATAATAATTTCTTTTAATTCATCAACATTAAAAATTTCATCTTGTTTCATTACTATAAATTATAAAAGAAATTATTAATAAATCATTTTTTTAAAATTAACAACATTAATTTTTGTTATATCAATATTATTAATATCACCAATTATTGGATTATAAAAAATAATATTAGTAATATTATTTTTATTTTTATTAAGTAAATATGCATGCATTATTTTTTCACATATATTATTACAATTTATTAATGAATTTAATGTTATTATTGTGTTATCACATAATATATCAATTATACAGGAAACATTACAATACGACACATTATAATTAATAAAAATATTAGTTGGATTTATTGTATTTATCATTTTACATATCCCTTTTTCTAAATTTATATAATATTTATATATTTCATCATTATTTAAAAAATCACTATAAACATTAATATTATTAAAAGAGTTTGAATGAATAATACTATCTATTATTTCTTTCCAATTATTATGTATTATATTATCATTATTAATTTTACTTGAATAATTCTTTTGAACAATTTTTAAAACTAAACATTTAATAATATTATTAATAATTGATATATTAATTTTATTAGGTATATCTAATGTTTTATTAATAATTGATTTTTTATTAACGATTTCAATTAGATATTTTGAAATATTATAATAACCAATAATATTTAAATGTTTTTTGATATCTAATGATAAATTTAATGCTGGTTTAATTTTATCAAAGTCCCCTATAAAATTTTTAATATATAATGATTGGTCAATTTCTCTTATTAACGGACTTGGATTATTATGATAATTTATAATTAATGTATGTTTTGCTCTCGAACATGCAACATAAAATAAACGTCTTTCTTCATCAATTTCATAAAGCTCATCTAAATAATATTTTGACCTATAATATGATAAATCTTTTGAATTCATATCAATAATATAAACATTATCCCATTCTAAACCTTTTGAACCATGAATTGTTGATAAATACACACTATCTATTGATGTATTATTAACTTCTTGATTTAAATATATATTATTAATAAAATCATTTAATGATGAATCTTTTAGATATGAAAGTAAAATATAGATATCATTTTTATTATTATTAATACCTTCCCAAAATTGTTCTAAATAGGTAATTATTATTTTTGTTTTATCGCTATCTTTAGACATTTTTTTTAATTGTATGAATAAATTGTGTAAATCTGGTAGTTCTTTTTCTATTAAACAATCATTTAATATTTGTTTTGCTTTCACATTATCATAACCTGGGTGTAAACAGATGATTCTATTTAAATATATTGAATCAACATATTTTAATGTTTTCTTGTTTAGTAATATTACAATAAATGCTAGAAAATCTTTAATATGTGGTTTATTAAGTAATAATAAACCTAAATGTTTTGATATTGGTATATCTTTTTTTTGTAAATATAATTCAATATTATTTAATTGATTATTATTTCTAGATAATATTACAATATTTGATAAACTAGTTCCATTTTGTTTTTTTATTAAAATATCATTTGTTATCCATTCAAACTGTTCTTTAATCGATTTAAAATTATTTACATGCGGTTTATTATCATTATTAATATCAATTGATTTAACATTTTTATCAAATTGATTTAAATTATGAGATATAATATCTTGACAAAAATTTACTATTGATGATGTTGATCTATAATTTTCTTCTAATAAATACATTTTATGTGGCTTGTTTAAATTATAATTTAATATATATTTTACGGAACTACCCCTAAAAGAATAAATAGATTGTGCATCATCACCAACAACCATTATATTACTATTATTTGATAATTGTAACAAGATATTATTTTGTATCGAATTAACATCTTGGTATTCATCAAAAAACACATATTTTATTTCATTTTTAAAATCACTTGATTTTGTTGTTAATAAAAAATCATTAAACATTATCATTAAATCATTAAAATCAATTAAATTATCTTTTTTCTTTTTTAATTTATATAATTTATGAATTAATTTAAATTCTTTTAAATATTTATAGAGTTTATTTTTAATTAAAACAGATTTCATATCAAAAGGAACTGTTATTGATGATTGGTCAAATATAGTTTGAATCTTTAATTTAATTATTTCTGTATTTTCTATATTTTGATTATCAATTATATCCTCTAAATAAGCTTTTGTGTCTGATTCATCCATAATAATATTATTTAAATTATTATATTTTTTTAATATTTTATAACTTAATCCATGAATTGTTCCAACATAATAAGGAACTTTATCAGGAACTAATTTATTTAATCGATTTAATATTTCAATACCAGCCTTTTTAGTAAATGTTATCATAATAGTTTCTTCTGGTTTAAGATTATGTTTTAATAACATATTGATATATCTTGCAATTAATGTATGAGTTTTACCTGATCCTGGACAAGCTATTACTAATATATTATCTTGTGTTGAATCTACTATTATTTGTTGTTCTTTACTTAATTTAAAATTTTTAATTATTTTTTCTAATATAATATTTTGTGCCGTGTCATTCATTATTTATATATAAAAAATAATCTTTAAATAAAATGTAATTATCTATTAAAAAAAATAATTATCTATTAAATAAAAATATAATTATCTATTAAAAAAATTATCTATTAAATAAAAATATAATTATCTATTAAAAAATGTATTTCTCTATTAAAAAAAATAATTATTTATTTATTTTTTAGTGGCAATTTTTGGTTTGATTGATCTCGCAGCAATTTTTGGTTTGATTGATTTTGTAGCAGAAATAATATACTTGTCATATGTTGATTTATTTACTAAAACACTACTTCCGCGATTATCATTAATTCTATAGTGACCAGTACCACCGAGATTAAATGAGCATGTCATTCTAGATGGACCAGAATTAATACCAGGATTTCTATTTTTATTGTTAGTGGACATTATTAAATATATAATATTATTTTATAAATAATTAATTAATCAATTTTTATTAAAAATAATAAAGAAATGGATTTGAAATAATTTCATTTGATAACAATCAATTGATTTTTCAAACAGTAATATAACCAATAGGGAGTTGATATTCAGGTTTATTAATAACAATAACATTTTGATTTTCTGTTGTAATACCATTAGTATCGTGTAAAATGATAAATACCACCATCTTATGACCACCTTGACAATATGGTAAAGATGTTAGAATATTTTTACCAAAATATTCACCAATACCCATCGCTTGTCTAGCACGATATGACGTGTTTAATGAATTACAAAGAATAGAATCAATATTTTTTTCTGGTGTTCCATGAAATACAATTGATATTTTTTTTGTTGGAGACTTTTTAAAAGCTTCATAAAATCGATTTAAAATTGGTAAATTATGATTAAAATGATGATTGTTCATGAAACTGTTTTTTATATTTTCATTGTTATGCGTTGCTAGTTTTCCAGACATTCCTTTAAAACTAAAAAGAAGTATGTCTTTGTCATGACAATATAGCACATATTGAAGATTTAATAATTTTTGTTCTAGTTTAGATTGTTCCAAACCATGTTCAAAAATTATACTTTTTAATTTATCTTTGTGTTTAACTTCAAGATTAAATAATTCTAGTTCTATTTTTTTTTGTTTCCAATCAAGTTCAATTTTATATTGTTCAATTTTATATTGTTCAAAATCAATTTTCTCTTGTTCAATTTTATCAAGTTCAATTTTCTCTTGTTCAATTTTCTCTTGTTTAATTTTCTCTTGTTCAATTCTCTCTTGTTTAATTCTCTCTTGTTTAATTATCTCTTGTTCAATTTTCTCTTGTTTAATTCTATCTTGTTCAATTTTAGGATCAATTTGTTCAACCATATATATATCTTCTTGAATATCCATGTCAATTATATCATCGTGATATAGTATTGATAATATCATAATATCTTCAAAATAATTAATATTCATTATATAATTTGGTTCTTTATTTAATGATTTAATAATCATTGAATAAAAATTTTTAATTAGTTTGATAGAAATATCTTCTTTTTTAACAACGCCTTCTAAATACATTGTTTGCTGATCTCGCATATTTACATTTATTTGTGTTGGTTCAAGATGTAATTCAAAATTATAATTATTAAATATATGTGTGCTGGTTGTCATTAGATATTGATACTTTAATTATAGTAATAATAATTAATTTCAATTTTTTAAAATTAATAGAATAGTGTAATATTATTAAAAATTGAAATATATATATTATACTTATAATAATATCAAATGATAATATGTCTGATAATTATACTATACCTGATGAATTCGTGTGTCCGATAACACTCGATATTATGAAAGATCCTATTATATGTGAAGACGGTTATACATATGAGAGAAACGCAATCCTTCAATTAAGAGATTCTTTGTCACCAATGACACGACAGCCAATTGATAAAACTAGATTAATACCAAATCGTGCAATTAAAGATTCAATTAATAAATTTAATGAAAAAAATTTACCGTTTCAAAAAGAAATTAAAGAGAAATTAGAAAAAGAACGTATTGAGAAAGAACGTGTTGAAAAAAAACGACTTGATAAAATAAATTTATTGAAAATTAAATTAGTGTCATGTCGAGTTGAAAGACGACGTGCTATCCAAGAACAACTTGATGAAAAAAATTTATTGATAATTAAATTAGAGTCAATTAGACTTGAAAAAGAACGCATTAAGAAAGAAAAAGAACGTGTTGAAAAAGAACGACTTGAAAAAGAACGTATTGAAAAAGAAAGACCTGAGAAAGAACGTGTTGAAAAAGAACGTGTTGAAAAAGCTAAAATAGTTCAAGAAAGAATTATACGCGAACAAAAAATAAAAGGATTGATTAAAAAATATAACGAAATAAATCCTAGTTTTCAAATTGGTGTACCCTCTATAACTGTACAGGGTACCGGTTTCGGTCCTCATTCATATAATTTTGAAAGATGTGTACATGCACAGGGTGCTTGTCTTAATTGGCATCCTTGGCCAGGAAGATATGAAGGTGAGCCAAAACAACATAAATATGTTTTTGATAATAGATTAATTAAATTATCAACAACGGATGCTCGTTATCAACAATTAGTAAAATATTATGAATGGGTTAATAATAATGTTAAGGGTATGAAGATTACACACCATCTTGTTGATGAGCCTCGTAGAACTAAACTGAATGATGAACCTCTGCAAATGATGAATTCGATTGCGTCTACTATTAATTCTATTACATCAAATATTAATGTATACTGTTTTAATCTTATAGGTCATAATGGACACGATTCTAAAGAAATAAATATTCTTGAATCTCATAAACAATATGTAGAGTGGTGTGTACATTCTGAACAAAGTGATGCTCATCACATCAAACGATTATCAAGACAATGTTCGTATGATGACTTTGAACCATTTATGTTATTAGCTAAAAATATCATTGACTTTACTCAAGATTTAGAATCAATTTGATAATTAAATATTAGTTCTGATGACTGGAATAACATTATCCGTGTGTATTAATTGATGATTAACTTGTGATTTATTTTTTTTATAGTTATTATTAAAACTACCACAAATACTATTAATAAAAATAAAAAATATAATTATCCAAATATTTATTTAATTCTTAACCTACAAGAGTTAATTAAATTAGTTTTTTATGATTTATTAAAAATTGGAAAATATATATATTATATTTATAATAACATTAAATGATAATATGTCTGATAATTATGCTATACCAAATGAATTTATATGTCCGATAACTCTTGATATTATGACAAATCCTGTTATATATAAAGACGGTTTTACATACGTGAAAAATGCACTCCTTCAATTAAGAAAATTTGGGTCATCAATGAATCTACAACCAATTGATAAAACTAGAATAGTACCAAATCGTGCAATTAAAGATTCAATTAATAAATTTAATGAAAAAAAATTATTGTTTCAAAAAGAAATTAATGAGAACTTAGAAAAAGAAATTAAAGAAAAATTAGAAAATGAACGATTTTATGAAAAAAAATTATTGAAAAATAATATGGATTCAATTAGACTTGAAAGAAGACACAACAAGCTTGAAAAAGAATACATTAATATTAACGAAGAAGATTTTTTTAAAAAAACATTATTGAAAATTAAATTAGATTCAATTAAGCTTGAAAGAAAACACATTAAGCTTGAAAAAGAACATATTAAGCTTGAATATAAACACAATAAGCTTAAAAAAGAACATACTTTTGTAAAGAAAGAGTGTTCACCTGAAGAAACACTAATTCTTAAGAAAAAGATAAGAGTTACATTAACTAATTTCAAACATTTATATTATAGTTTAAAATTTAAAACCAAGTTTATAAAATGGTTGTGGGAACTAGTAAGAGAACCTAAAATCGCTAGGGAATATCACACAACCTATTTGGCTGAACACACACATGATGTAGCTGTGTTAAATAATGTTGTTGATAATTTTTCTTATAAACAAAACTTGGGTTATATCATGATGAATAAAACGTGTTGGATTTGAACTCAAGATTTATTATTATTTTTTTACAATAGAAACTAAATATTATTTAGCTAATTTATTACCTAGTGTTAGATAATGTGTCATAAATCACAATGTTCGAGATTTTTATATTATTTACATTGTGAAAAATGTATCAAAAACATAAAGAACACATTAATACTAATTGGTAGTTGAAAATAATTATGTTTTATTTATTTTTTAGGGGGTGAGTTTATGAAATTAATTGCAAGTTCAATCATATTGGCTTTTTCACATTTTTTTTGAGTTTCATCAAATGATGCTGTTTTACGAGTTTTAAGAATTGGTTTTTTGACATCTTCTGGTTTATCTTTACTTGTATTAGCTGTATTTGCACGATATAGATTTTCTGATTCTATTTTAATAGCATTACTTATATTATCACGTTTCTCTTTAATATTTTTACGTGTAACTGGTATATTTAGTTTACGTTTATAAAAATCATTATACATATTCCAGTTTAATTTGATTGATTTTTTTTCATTAATTATAGCTAATGAACATAAATATTTTAACTCATTTTCTTTTAGTGCATTTTTAATTTTTGGGTCATCTAGATTACGTCCACTTGACTTTTGATATTTATTTATGTGGTCTATATCTTCATATCTTCTGCTATAACTTTTATTTACGTCATCTTGAGAGGCAATATAACAGTTCATTTTATTTTCATCTGCAATTATTGATGTTTTTACCCCAAAAACACTATGTTTTCCATCACAGTCGCCTTTCTTATTACTGATTTCGTGAGAACATGGTAAAATAACTATTTCTTCGCTAGTATATTTACCTGACATTTCCTTTAACATTAAACCTAATGTTTGTCGAGTTCTTATTAAATCCGATGAAAATAAAAAGTCAATTATAGCATCACTCAAATCTTTCTTTAATATTTCACCTGCACGAATAGCTTGCATAGATCCAGAGTATTTTCCACTTGTTGTAAGAATAGGGTCTATTAAACCAGATGTTATCATAGTTATTAGTTTTGTGTGATTTCTTTTTGCTTCATTATGAATTCCATCTCCATGTCTAACTAAATAAAATATAAATGTATTTTTTCCAACCTTGTCTAATAATTCTTTTGATATAACCAAGTTACCTGCAAAATGAGCATTAAACCGTGCTATATTAAAATATTTTTTATTATCTGTTTTTTTTACATTATCTGTTTTTTTTACATCATCTGTTTTATTTACATCATCTGTTTTAGCATCACTTTCAAGTTCTCCTGAATGAATCATTTCAATTTCAGACTTTTCTTTAGCAATTGTTAATTTAATAATAGCACAATTCATAAATTTTCCTGGTAATTTTTTAGGTGTTTCTTTAAAACTTGATAATAAACATTGTAATCTACTATTATGAGAAACAATTATAGAACGAACCGTTTTAGGAACAGGACTCTCCTCCCCACCTAATTGATTTTTTAACATTAAATATTTAAGTTTATATTTTAAATATTTATCATTGTATTTACCGACATTACTCATATATATATAATCTATATTTTTTTAAAATTAATTTAATAAATAGTTTTAAAGATATATATTTTATCATAGATAATGGAAAAATATTATGTTCTTGAAGTTTTAGAATTTATTACACAAAAAGATGGTGATGATGGTTGGTTAGCACAATGTGGTAAAATTAAACATATTGGTTATATGAGGAAAAAATTTGAAACAAAGAAACAAGCTGTAATGTATTATGATAAACATAATCCACATATGCGTTCTTTAAATGCACATGGTAATTATCGTAGTGATTGGGATCCAAATACAAAATTACTTTATATTGTTAGAGATGATTATTTAATAAATGCGAATGTTGATTGTTTTTCTATTGAAGATAATTATAAAATCATTGTTTAAAAATAGTTAATTATTTATCTTTATTTTATTAAATAAAGATAAAAATTGATAAAATATTTTTTTAATATAAATAATTACTTTATATTATGGAATTAATCACAAAAAAACAATTATTAAATACAGATCCAAAGTTAATTAATTATAAATAAAGATATTGGAATGCCATTTTGTATGTTTGTGTGTAGTAAAATTTATTAAATTACATGAATGTTCATTTTGAAAATATTTTTTTAAAGTCTGGTACTTTTTGTTTAATTTTTATTTTTTCTATTTTTTTTTTTATTTTTTCAATACTATCAATATTACTTACAGAGAATTTATCAAGTTTGTTTTTAATCATATAATCATGCATACTTTTACTAAAATTATTTTTCGGTAAATCATATATTATTTTTTCATCATCATCACTTTTTATAATATCAGTTAATAAATTATCAACAAATATTTTTTTTTCTTTAAATTTAGTATTTTTTTCTATAAAGTCTTTTATAAATTTAGTATTGTTTTCTTTATTATCAATAGGTTTATATATTTCAAAATCTATTATACCTGTTTGTGAAATAAAAAATATTCCTTTATAGATTTTCTTTACCTTATATTTCATTCCACCCCCTTCAACAGTGTCATTAGTGATATTAATACTAATAAGATAAATAATGTCATTAATATTTGTGGTTTTTTTTAATAATTGTTTGTATTTAATGCGGTATTTTAAATATTTATAACGGTAATCCATTTTTTATAATATAATATATATTACATCATAAAAAAAATATATTTTATAATTAAATATAAAACATCATAACCATATATGAAATATTAATTTAAAAAATTTATATCTTTGTAATTATATAATGATAAATTTTTTAACATCAAAAGATCTCTCGTCGCAAATGATGATGAGTTTTATAATTGGTGGTTTAATTGTTTCATCTGTCAGTTATGTCGCAACATTTACAAGTCCTGTACTTGGTTCGATATTATGGGCGTTTCCATTTTCAATAATACCAGTTTTGTATTTTATGAAAGCAAATAATAAAAATAATATATATATATCAAAATTTTTATTAAGCACAACCTTTGCAATAGGATTATTAGTATTATGTACATTTTTGTTCAGTTATTATATAAAAAATTGTCCTGATACTGATATTGATGGTATTACTCGTTCTATTTTGAAATCAACTGCATGGTGGATAATATTTGCTATTTTATTTTATTTATTTATAATGTATGGGGGTTTCAAAGAACATTTTATGTAATATTAGTATAATTTTGACATTAATATTTATTTTATAGATAACTTATATAATGGATTATAAAACTAAATATTTAAAATATAAAACTAAATATTCTAAATTATTATCTGAACAAAATCAAAATTTAAATCAAACAGGTGGTAATTATAAATGCGAACCTAATAATTATTTTAATAAAATATGTCAAGAAAATAAAACGGGTTATTATAACAGTAAAGAAAAATGTATGGAAACATGTGAAAATCAATATATCAATAAACATTTAAAAAAATCAAATTTAAAAAAAGAAACTACACAATTTAGTAATTTAATAAAAGATTTAATTGCTGATGATATTTGTGTTTATATAAAAGGAGGAACAGTATTAGGTTTACTTGTTTTAAAAGAAATATATTTATATGGAAAAGAAAAGAATTGGTCTAATGATATGTGGTTAAAAAATTTAAAAAACTTTATTAAACTTGATTTAATTAGAGATTGGGATTTTGCATGTTATACTAATACTAATACTAATATTAATAAAAAATGTGCTAAAATTACCGATGAATATAGAACAAAACTTGATAAAATAGCAGAGAAATATAAAATGGTTCCACGAGCAAAAACTTTTATATTATATCAGGCAAAATATCCAATAAAAATAAAAGATCAAGCATTATTTGAACTTGCAATTTTAGAGAATGAAGATAATATTAATTTAGAATTACCAATGACAACAATTAAAGTAAAAATAACACCAACCAATTTAAATCATATATTTATGTTAGCTAATTGTTTTTTTAAAAATAGATTAGATATTGATTTTATTAAACATGCAATTAAAAATATAGATTTTATGATTCCAAAACACAAAAATGGATTATATACAATGGATAAAATATATTATGGATGTTTATCACCAGAATTAGTTATATTTATTAAAAACTTTTCAAAATCAGATATGAATTTACAACAATTTTTAATTACTCATTTTATAGAACCACATCGAATGTTTTATAGATTATTAATTAAAAATATACCAAAATCTAATAAAATAAATTTATTTTATAGAGAAAATAAATTAAATACAAAAAAACTAACATGGTTAATTGATTCAGAATACATTAATACTCAAATCAAATCATTCATTGACTGTTTATCTAAACATATATATAAAATTTATTTAAAAAATAAATCAAATTTTGAAAATGTAATATCTGAATTAGATAAATTTTTTTCAGAAGTAAAATTTAATAGAATAGAACTAGAATATGATAATATTGATTCAACTGGTCGGTGTTTGATTAAAACATTATTTATAAAAATTTATAAAAACATATTAATAAAAGGTACTGATAGTAAATTAGTTAAATTATTACTATTTTTAAATAAAAAAAAAATGTTTGATTAATTTTATTTTCCATCAATATATAATTATATCTTTATAATTATATAATGATAAATATTTTTACATCAAATGATATTTATTTGCAAATAATAAGAAATTTTATGCTTGGTGGTTTTATTATTGTATCAACAAGTTATATTATTACATTTACTAATCATGTACTTGGTTCAATGTTGTAGGCATTTTCGCTGTACTTGTAATATATTTCAACATTTGTTAATATATATTAATAAATTATAAACATTTTTTATGGTAGAGTTAATTCACAGACGTTTTTTAATGCACTAACATCTGTAATGTTTTTACAATTATTTAAATATAAAGTATGTACATTACCTAACGCACTTATATCAGTGATTTTATTACAACATCTTAAATCTAAAGTATGTACATTACCTAACGCACTAACATCCGTAATGTTTTTACAATAACTTAAATATAAAGTATGTACATTACCTAACGCACTTATATCAGTGATTTTATCACAATAACTTAAATATAAAGTATGTACATTACCTAATGCACTTGTATCAGTGATTTTATCACAATAACTTAAATATAAAGTATGTACATTACCTAACGCACTTATATCAGTGATTTTATCACAACATCTTAAATCTAAAGTATGTACATTACCTAATGCACTAATATTTGTAATGTTTTTACAATTATTTAAATTTAAAGTATGTACATTACCTAATGCACTCACACCCGTAATGTTTTTACAACCACATAAATCTAAAGTATGTACATTACCTAATGCACTTATATCAGTGATTTTATCACAACAACTTAAATCTAAAGTATGTACATTACCTAATGCACTTGTATCAGTGATTTTATCACAACAACTTAAATATAAAGTATGTACATTACCTAATGCACTAACATCTGTAATGTTTTTACAATTATTTAAATTTAAAGTATGTACATTACCTAATGCACTAACATCTGTAATGTTTTTACAATTATTTAAATTTAAAGTATGTACATTACCTAACACACTTATATCTTTTATTTTATCACAATAACTTAAACATAAAGTATGCACATTACCTAATGCACCAACATCTGTAATTTTAATACAATTACTTAAATCTAAAGTACGCAGCTGGGTACCTAATGTACCTAATACACTAACATCTGTAATTTTAATACAACCACATAATTTTAAACTATGTAGTTTTCCTAATGTACCTAATATACTTATATCAGTAATTTTATCACAATTACCTAAACTTAAAGTACACAGATGTTTTCCTAAACCACTTATATCAGTAATTTTATTACAATTATTTAAATTTAAAACACGCAACTGTTTTCCTAAACCACTTATATCAGTAATTTCATAACAACCATGTAAATCTAATTCATGTACGTTTCCTAACGCACTTATATCAATAATTTTAGTACAATAACTTAAATCTAAAGTATGTACTTTTCCTAATGCACTAACATCTGTAATTTTTGTACAATAACTTAAATCTAAAGTATGTACTTTTCCTAATGCACTAACATCTGTAATTTTTGTACAATCACTTAATGTTAAATTATGAAGGTTTCCTAATGCACTAACATCAGTAATATTATCACAACAACTTAAATCTAAAGTATGAAGGTTTCCTAACGCACTAACATCAGTAATTTTATCACAACAACTTAAATTTAACTCTAATTGTTTATTAGGATTGAATATATTATTTAAAACTCTATTTCTAAATAATTCATCATCATAATATTGTAATGAATATTTTTTATTTAATTTATAATTAATATGTTTTTTTAATTGGGCGAATAATACACATGTATCACATAAAAAACGTAAATCAATATATTCATTGATAACATAAAATAAATCTATATTTGTTAATAAATGTTCCATTAATATATTATTATTATAAATTAATAAAGTATAAATCAATTTTTATTAAAATAAAAACATACAAGCAGTCAAAACATACAAGCAGTCAAAACATACAAGCAGTCAAAACATACAAGCATTTATTATTTAAATTAAAAAATAAAAACATCCAAGCATTTATTATTTAAATTTTAAAAAATAAAACCTTTGTAATTATATAATGATAAATGTTTTTACATCTAATGATATTTATTCACAAATAATGAGAAATTTTATATTAGGTGGTTTTATTATTGCATCTGTTAGTTATGTTGCAACTTTTTTTAATCCTGTAGCTGGTTCGATATTGTGGGCGTTTCCATTTTCAATTATACCAGTCTTGTATTTTATGAAAGCAAATAATAAAGATAATACATATATTGCAAAATTTTTATTAAGTACAACATTTTCGGTGGGTTTATTAATATTATGTACATTTATGATTAGTTATTATTTAAACCAATCTAATGAATGTGATGGTATTACTCCATCGATTTTGAAAGCAACTGCATGGTGGATAATATGTTCTATAATATTCTATTTATCCATAATGTATGGTGGTTTTAAACAATATTTTATGTAATTTATTATATTATTAATATGATAATTAAATATTGGTTGTATATAAATTAAATTTTAAAAGTATCAAAATAATGTTGTCTTGCAGGTATTTTTTTTGACATTTCATTTCGAATAAATGATTCTAAATCTGATTCCTTATCTTTTGTTAGTACAAAAGTTTTCTTTTCATCATATTGAATTGTTTTATCATATTGATTTGTTTTATCATGTTGAATTGTTTTATCCATTATGATATTATTAATAAATATATTAATTAATAAAATATTCAATTTTTTATAATAAATATATAAATCTTTCCTAACATAACTTTTAAATATAATTTATTTCTATTAGTTTATAATATGAAAGATCCGATAAAAATTATTCATAAATTTAAAAATAATAATAAAAGAACTCAATATCAAGTATACATATATGTTGGTTATCTGGTTCCAAAAGAGATAATGACAATTTTAAATTCATTTATTGAAAAAGATTTTTATTTGACATTAAATACATTATCAACTAAACAATATAAAGAATTAGAAAAAATATACGGTACATATTGGTATCAATTTTTTTTTATTAGTTATCATATTAAACATCAATGTACTTTAATTGATAATAGTCAAACAAAAAAGAAAAGTATTCAAGATAAATATGGTAAAGATTGGTATGAAAAACATATAACTAACCCTCCAATTAAGAAAACGACATATTCGTTTTCGTCGAGTTATTATAATAATTTATTATTACAAAATAAAATAAAAAATGAACCACGTAAAATTGAAATGGATTTTAGGTCTCATAATAAACAAGATATTATAAAAACATCTCCCATATTATTAGGTGGTAAAAAAACAGATAAAGATGATGATGATGATGATGCTGATAAAGATCCAGATTTAGATGAAGGTGATAATGGTGTTAATGGTGGAGAAGAAGAATTAATAGACGAAGGTATGGTTAAAGAGTCGTTAGATGAAACTATTGAAGAGGATTTTGATATTAATGAAATAACAAAATTATATACATCTGCAAATATAGAAAGTAATAAAACATTAACAGAAACATCAAAATTAATAAATGATGCATTAAATAACGACAATTGGTCAAAACCTGTAAAAAATATTAATAAAAAATACGATAATATTTTAGATAATATTACATATGATTCAAAATTAGAAGATATTTTTAATAAGGTTTATATTACAGAACAATATCTTTTTAAAGATGATACAATTAAAAATATAAGACAAAAAATATCAATATCATTACCTTTTTCAGAAAAATTTGGAAAATCAATTAAACTTTTACCAGAAACTCAATATTTTTGGTGTGAATATAATTATAATAATATTAATGATTCAATTATGATTGGTCAAAAATGGATTAGAAGAAATGAATTATTAAAAATTGATATAAAACCAAATGATAATATTAAAATTTATGAAAATTTACGTGGAAACTTGTCTTATTTAAAAGATAGTTTTGGGTATAAAATTAAACGAGAAGATGATGAAACTAATATATTAAGATTTTATGATTCATATATGACAATGAATGAAATTTTTATGTTAGATATTTATAATGATTTGGGAATTAATTATAAACCAAATCCTGATGAAAAACGAAATTTATATGATGTATATTCAAATATATATTTTCCAATGTTGTCATATGAAAGATTAGAACAAATAATTCAATTATTAAATAGTGAAAATAATAAAGAACTTAAATATATTGAAAATTCTTTTTTATCAATACAAAATGATATTAAATTAGAAAATATTATTGAAGAAACAGTTCAAAAAGCAAAAAGTAAATTAGGAAATTTTAATAGTCTTTTTAATGAAAATCATATTATTCAATCAATTATTCATGTTAATATACAAGATCCTAAAAATATAACTGGGACAATATCTGATCATAAATTTAATTTATATAGAATTTTTGATAATTTTATAGTAAATGAAACATATCCATTTATTCAATATCAAACTGCTGATTCACAATTAAGATATAAATTTTTTACAAAATCTAAAAAAACCGATAATTTAGATAATCTTACAAAATGGTTTGAAAATACACCATATGGTATTAGTTTTAAAATTAAAATATATAATACAAAATTAAATAATGATAATAAATATATATCAATTAATTTACACGAATCAGGACGTATTGAATATAAAAATACATGGAAAGAAGAAAATGAAATAACTGTTAATGATATAAATAATACTTATAACTATGTTAGAGACGTATTAAAAAAGGTTAATTCAGAAAATAAAAAAATAAAAATTATTTTACCTGTTGATGAAAAATTTAAATATGCTTTTATAAATACAATTCAAAAATTCACAATTCAAGAAAAATTTAAAATTAATCATAATGATTTGTCAGAATTTGCAATATTTTTTTATCCATATATTTCGTTAGTTATTGAACCCAAAAAACGTAAATCTAAAAAACAAGATGTTGTAAATGATTCTTCTAAATATGGAACATATTTACGATATAAAAGAATTAGTAAATATGATAATCGTACTAAAATGCATCTTAGAATATTATATTTTTTAAGAAATTATGAATTAAATGATAGAGAATTAATCGACGAAATATCAAAACAATATAATATAACATTAGATATTGCTGCAAGAGAATTAGATTTTGTAAGAGATAAATATAGAAAAATTATTAAAATAAAAACACAAAATAATGTAAATAAAATAAAACAAATGCCTAAATCTAAACCTCCAGGTATTGGTATTGATATACAAGGTCGTGATAGAGAAAAATATAAAATTAGAATTACAGGTGCCAGAGATAAAGTACAATTAGATGAAATTATTGAATTTATGAAAGTATTAATTTATTTATATGTTGAAATTTATTTATATAAAAACCCAGATTACCAACATATGAAAGATACATTAAAAAGTTTAACAAAAATAGCACGAAGACGTAATAAAGTTACAGAAATAGTCGAATATGATGTAGATAAAAAAACTGTAAAATCTATTACATCTTTAGATAAATCAAGACTGGGATTTAAACCTGATAAAGGACAAAGTCAGTGGACTAGATCTTGTCAAAATTCTGGTACTGATAAGAAAAGAAGACCAGATATTACACCAGGCGACCAACTTGATAAATTAATAAAAGATGGTTATAAAATAAATAAAAAAACTGGTTATTATGAAAAGGAAGTTTTATTTAAAACCAAAAATAAACAACATAAAACAATTATTAAAGTAATTAAACTTTCAGGTGATAATGATACTCTTAATTATTTTTCATGTGATCCATTACAAAACAAAGAACATATATATATTGGATTTTTAGCACGTGGTAATAACCCCCAAGATTTATGTATGCCTTGTTGTTTTAAGAAAGATCAATTATTATCAGCAAATAAAGTAAAGAAAAATTATTATTTAAAATGTATGGGTGAGAAATCAAAAGAAATTGTTAGTAAAAACATTACTCAAAATTTAGGGGATAAATTATATATATTACAAGACACGAATAAAATTCAAGAAGGGCGTTTTATTTATTTACCAAAATATTTAGATATCTTTTTTAATAAAATATGGAATAATGATAAAAAAATTAGAAATCATTATTTATATGAATCAAAATCTGGATATTTTTTTAAATATACTGTTAAACACGAATATTATTATTTTTTAATAACATTAGCAAATATTTATAATAAAACAATTGATCAATTAATTGAATCAATGACAAGTTTTTTAGAAAAAGATAAAGACGATACATATTTTACATATTTAAATAATGGTGATACAAGTGAGACTTTTAAAGAAAAATCAAAATATATAGATTATATTAAAAATTCTAATTATTTAGAATATGATATAATTGGTGAATTAACAGAAATACCTGGTGTGCTTTCACCAAAAGGAATTGTTTATTATATATTAAATAAAAAAACATTTATTATTAAAAAGAAACTAGAAAAAGAAATTACAAAAGAAATATATTATTTGGATTGTTTAAATAATGAAAATTATAATAATATGGATGAAAATAGAGATATTATTATATTAATAAAAGAAGGAAAACATTATTTTCCAATTTATAGGGTGCAAAAAAATGAAAAATTAAATAAAAAAATATTATTATATAAATTTTATAATTATGATAGCGATATTAAGGGAATTATTGATGAATTAAAAAATTATCATTATAAAAGTTGTAAAAATACATTAATAAATCAACTTGTAGTGGATAAAAAAATCATTACTAAAAAAATATGTAATTTACTAAAAAAATCAAAAATTAATATTAAAAAACAATATATTGATGACCGTCATAAATGTAAATATATTGAATTAGAAAATGGATTATGCTTACCAGTAACTCCATCTGGAATTGATTATAAATATAAATTTAAAAATCTCAAAGAATCTAAAAATATATGGTTAAATTTAAAAACATCAATAACATTATTAGAAAAAATTAATAAAATTTTAAATTTAGATTATATCCCCAAATATATATTTTATGATAAACAGAATAATAAGAAAATAAGAATAATATCATTATTTTTGAATAATAATTTAACACTTCCAATAATTAACGAAGAAGTAGATGAATCAATTATTAAAAAATTAGGTATTCCAATTAAATTTCAACCATTAGAGGAAACTATTGATCAAGAGATTATTAATCATGTTAATGATGATGTTGTTGATAATGAAAGATTAAATGACATTCTCGAACATAATTATATGAATGAATCATATAATATTTATAGATTAGAATTAAGTTTATATTTATATAATAATAATAATATTAAAGAGGTTATAATAAATATTGTTAGAAATCAAAAAATATTAACAAAAGATAAAAAATATGAATTACGAAAAATATTGTTTGAAATTATTAATTCTAAATTATTATCAGAATATAAATTAAATGCAGTACAAAAAGGGGGTGATAAAAAAGATACAATGGGATTTTTAATTAATAAATTACCTGATCTTAAAAAATATCTTGTATCAAATGTAAGAGAATATTGTGAAGGAAATAATGATGAAACTAAATGTAATGATAACATACACTGTAAATGGAAAAACAATTCGTGTAAATTTCAATTATTAGAGAGCATGGCAATTAATTTTGTAAATAAAGTTATTGAAGAAATGATTCAAGATAATATTAAATTTAAAGAAATCATTCAAGAAAATACATATTATGTTTCAGATATTGTTGATTTTAATCAATTTACTGATAGAAAAGACCAAAAAATTATTAATTCTTCAAATTTTAATATTAAAAAATTAATGTCGGAATTATTTGGAAAAGATAAAGTACCAGTTATTGGAAAACGTATAATAAATAGAATGAATAATGAATTAATACAAGAAGACTATCCTAAAATTATTGAATTAGGAAAACAACTATTTCAAGAAATAATACCAAATAAAGATTCAATCATACGTGCATATGTAAATTCATATTATTGGATTAATAATCCATTTTATGATATTGATTCAAGAAATTTAGGTTATCTAAACGAATTACAAACAAATTTGAGTTATTTGTTCAAGGCAAATATAATTGATTTTGTTCAAAATAATTTAAATAAGGGCGAACCAATAATAAAAAAATTTTTAGAAACATATTTTAAAGATAATGATAATTTTTTTGAATCTAATCTTAATAAATATAGAAAATCATCATTTAATACATCTGGTAAAATGGAGTTATTTGTACTGAGTCATTTAATTGATTTACCAATTGTGATATATGATAATTTTTCAAATATAAAATATATTTTTTTACAAGGCGAAATACCTGTTAATAGTGAAACAATTAAAACATTTACAAAGAACTCTGTTTTAAATAAAACTATATTTATAAAAATTGATTATGATGAATCTAATGATATACCAAAAAATATATATTCGTTATATTATATTTAAATTATATTATTATATATATGGAAAAAGAATCTTATTTTAAAAATGCTGGATTTCCGCCAATAAAATTTTGTATGGACGAAACACCTGTCGATGGTAAAAAAGAAAGATTTTATCAAAATAATGTAGTTCATAATAATATAAATATAAGAGACTTGTTATCAGATGGTAAAAAAAAATTAATAATAATTCCTGTTGAATCAGAATCATTAGAAATTATTAATACATTAAATATTAATTAAACTTTTAATAAAAATTATTTAATTAAAATTTCTTATTTTATTATAATGAGTTATATAAAACCAAGATTAATAGAACAAAAAATTGCTAAATTAATAATCGAAAAAAGAAAACAAAAAAACCTTATCCTTGAAAGTAATCTTCAAGAACAATCTAATATACAAATTGAAAAATCTATTGTTCCTGAATTAAAATATATAAAAATTTTTAAATGTATATTAAATTTCTTTAAAAATATAAATATGTTAGTACTAATAATAATATTGATATGTATTTTATTATATTTTAGATACATCGAAATACATAAACGAAAACAAAAAATTAAAGAAATTCTTGAACAAGATGATTCATTTTCTTTATAAAAATTTATTTTCATTTTCTTTATAAAATTTAAATAATAATTTATTTTCATTTTCTTTATAAAAATTAAATAATAATTTATTTTCATTTTCTTTATAAAATTTAAATAATAATTTATTTTCTATTATTATTTAAATGATTAATCTATTTAATATTATTTTAACAAGTCTTATTTTGTTCATTATATTTAATTGGATACAAAGTACCATGACATCGCCTAATAATAATTCTCCTAATAATGATTCACAATGTAATTTGATAAACATAAATGATAATAAAAACATAATTGATAATAAAAACATTAATGATAATAAAAACATAATTGATTCAAACATTATAAATTATGATGATGACGCAAATAAAAAAGAATATTTTGAAAAACAATCTAATCGCACATTTACAAATACATGGTATCCAAATACTTGGATAGATCATATTGATGATAACGACAAACCTATTTATGAATCGAGAGAAAATATTACAGGACAATCTGGTGATATTATGAATACTTTAAATTCCAGTGCACATAATAATTTTAATAATAATGATTCAAAACAATGTAATATTCAAGATAAATCAATAAAAGAAGTGTATGACACCTCTATGATTGATTATAAAAAAACTTATCCTATAAAAAAACCTATATCAAATGAAGATGATGACATTATTGTACAATGTGGTTCAAATTTAAAAGCCTATACATCTGATACATGGACATATGATGATGAAAATCCAGAAAATGGAGGTATATTATATGATGCTTTATATGCAAATGATCCAGAATCTCTTGATAATGCAGTATTTTAAAATTTTTTATATATAACATTTTTATTTTATATATAAAATTATCGTTTGTATTTTTATTTGATAGTATTACAATTTTATTTGTTAAAAAACAAAGACATTAACATAGTATTACACATTATTAATATCCAAAAAATCTCCACCAACTCTGGCCGGCAACGGCATCGGTATCGCCCTCGGCACCGCCCTCGGCACCCTCGGCATCATTATGTTGTTTAACATCATCTATTATCGATTTTATATTTTCAAATTTGTCAATTAAAAATGTTTTGGCACTATCATCAATATTTTCATTTAGTTTTTTAATGAGTTCTTCAATTTGTGATTGTATATAATCATTGGTTGTACCTTTTATTACGGGTAGTTCAGGTAGTTCAGGTAGTTCAGGTTCATATTGTTTAATTTCTTTCCATATTTTATTAAATATAATAATATTATCATCTGTCGACATATTAAATTTCTTAAATTCACTTAATATTTGTATTAATTGTTTATTAATATTAATAGTCTTACACGATTCTGGTGCAGCCCCACCTTTTTGTAGTGCCATATTTGTTCCAGTTTTTAAATGTTTGTTAGAAAAAGAATAAGGTAGATTTAATGAACAATATGTTGTCATATATGTAATTATGCTCACTGCATTCGAAAGAAGTGCTGTTGTTATAGATTTGTCTGCATCATCATCGAATGGTCGTTTAACTAATAAATCATTTACACCAACTTGTTTTTCTAATAAATATAAAATATATACAATTGTAACACCCGCTGACACCAAGTTCATATTAGATATGTCAAAATATCGTTGGATAAAGGTACTCCATGATTCACCAGAAGACGCTGATGTCCCTGATGCCCCTGATGCCCCTGGTGTTGAAGACGCTGCCCCTGATGCCCCTGATGCCCCTGATGCCCCTGCCCCTGCCCCTGATGCCCCCGTCCCTACTGCTGCCCCTGCCCCTGATGCCCCTGCCCCTGATGCCCCTGGTGTTGAAGACGCTGCCCCTGATGCCCCTGCTGCCCCCGTCCCTACTGCCTCTGGTGCACTAGGAATAACATCAACCCTAACCTCCTTATCATAATTTATGTAAGTTCTTTTTGGTTTATTTAAAAGTTCGTGGATATCAAATAATCTTTCAATTAACACACGTATTTCTTTTTTCGTACATATTTTATTTTTATATCTAATATTTTCAATTACGCCATATCTTCTATTTATATCAGCAATGTCTGACTTTTTTAATTGTGGTAATAATGTACTTGATTTTGTTAACACATATCCAACAGTATATTTTGAATTATCCATATATTATGTGATATATAAAATTTTTTATATATTTTATATAAAAAATTGATTTTTAGATTTAAAAAGAATAATACTTTAACTATTAATGAGTAATAAAATAATTTTAGGAAATAATACAGGTGTATATGTAGATTATGACACAAAACATAAAGTAATTGATTGGTTGTATTCTAAATTAAATTTATCGGATTATAGATATATAATGTTAAATCATGTATCTAAATTACAAAATCTTCAAGATAACGAACATTATGTTTCACCAAATTTTAAAGGGTATAATTATTTATTATTAATGTTAGAAATAAATAATAAAAAATTATGTGTGGTAATTGATAGAAAAACTATTTCGTATCATAAATCACAAATACAATTAAAAATGATTAATATTATTCAAATTAATATTAATGCATCAAATATAATGTATGAAGGAACTATATATGATGGAAAATTAATCAAAAATAATAATCAATATATATATTTAATTCAAGATTGTTTTTTATTAATGGGTAATAAAATGTTGGATACTGAAATGAATGAAAAAATGAATAAGTTAGATGCGGTTCTTAGAGATAATTTAAATCATTGTACTCATTTTGAATTTAAATTAAATAAATTATATAATTATAAAGAATTAGAAGAATTAATTAATAATTTATCAAAACTATCAATTGATACTAACGGATTATTGTTTTATCCAAAATATTCTGGGGTAAATGTATTATATATCGATAAAAAAATAGAAAAGATAGATACCTTTAAAAAATGTGAGATTGTAGAACAAAAAACATATGATATAATACATAATTTTGTTAATTTTCTAAAATCTCGAAAATATTCATACGAAGTTGGCGGAAAAACAAATTATTATTGGTTATCAAAAACAATTGTACCAGATGTATATGATTTAACAGAGCGCGAACATGGTGATAAAATAGGTATTGCATTAATACCAAATTTAAAAATTTCTCAATATTGTGATAATATTATTAAATCTGAACCAATTAGATTTAATTGTATATTTTCAAATAAATTTAAAAAATGGATACCTTTAATTGAATCAAATGCATAAAATTGAATACATTTAATTGAATCAAATGCATAAAATTGAATTTTATTTATTATAAATCAAAATATAATATAATATATGAGTAATTATAATAGTATCGATATCGCACACTCTTTTATTCAATATTTTTATGATAATTGGATAACAAACCCACAAGAATTAAATTCAATTATTAATAAAAAAAGTAAATTAAAATATAATAATATAATGTATGAATCATTTGATATTGTTAATCAATTATATCAATTAAAAACAGATGGTTTGGAAATTATATTATTAAATCATCAAGTAATTGATTCAAATTCTAGACAAATTTATATTTTAGTTAGTGGCACCATTAAAAATATACATTTTACAAAAAAATTTACTCAATCATTTGTTCTAATGCGTACAAGTATTAAAATCAACAAATGGAATATTATTAATTCAATATTAATTATTGAATAATTTATAAGGTTATGTAATGGAAAGATGTTTAACAATTAAAAAAACAATAATTAATTTAAGTCATTTAGCAGATATTCCTGCTATTATATTATTTGCTATAATGTTTTATTATTTTCATAATAAAAAAAATAAAAATAAAATAGAATTTTTTTTATATGGATTTAGTATAATAGGATTATTATGCGATAGTGTATTCACTTTTACATATTTATTTTTATAATTATTCAATATTATATTTTTTTATTAATACCTCTAATCCTTTTGTTATACCACATGATTTTAATGTTGTTAATAATGTTTTTAGTTTTGATATTGGATTATTATAATCAATAGATAATTCATCCCAATCATTATGAATTATTAATAATCCTCTACTAAAATTAGATTTAAATAAAATTTTTATTTTTATTAATTGTTTTATTAAATTAATTATATCTGTCGATATAGTATTATTAGCCAAAAAATAGTTATTAATTATGTTTTTACAAAAAATATTTTTATTAATTGTATCAACACATCTTGTATTAATAAAAAAAGTTAAATCATCTATTGATTTTAATAAAACATATTCATCAATTATATGAGCACATTCTAAATCTATTGTACTTGTTTGATTAGGAACAGGTAATGTTATAGGTGGATTTTGTAATTTATTAATTGTAGGTGGGTTTTGTAATTTATTAATTGTATGTGTGTTTTGTACTATATTTTTTAAAAGAATTAAATCACGATTTGGTATTTTATTATTATTTAAAATATCCTTAATTTTTAATATTTCAGAAACAGTTAATTTTTTATTTTGGTAATTAAACCAATAATATATATCTGAATAATAAATATTTTGATTTAAAATAATTTCATCACAATATTTAAAAATATCATTTGAAAATAATTTATGCTTTACCATATTTATTATTAGAATTAAATTATTTGTTCTAGTTGTTTCTGTATTTAAATTTATTAAAAAATTATTAATCGGAGATATTTCATTATTTAAATAATCATAATTAAATTTTATTTCAATAATATCATAAAAATAAGATAAATTATATCCCTGTACTTTATTATATAATGATCCAATAATTATTAAGAACTCTAAATAAATCTCAATAAAATTTATTTCAGATATAATTTTTAAATAAAATGTTTTTTGTATATCCTTGAAGATTTCGGGACTAACTTGATTAATATTATCAATAAACTCTATAATTAAATTATCAATATTTTTTTCTGATAATTTGTTTAAAATAAGATTAACTTTATTACAAATATTTTCTTTTTGAGATTGAATCTTCTGATTTTTTAATATAGTATTATTATTATTATTATTTTTTTTTAAATTTTTTTTATTTTCAGGAAATAATATACTTAATTTTTTAAGTATATTATTATCAAGTTCTTGGGTTTTTGTATCAGTTTTAAATACAATAAATTGATTAATATCTAATTGATTCATTAATAATAATAATACATTCTTTTTTTAAATTAATTTAGTTTAGTTTTTTAATTTAAAAGATTTTTTTAAATAGATGAATTATATTCATTATTTATTATATTTATTATTCATTATTCATTATTTATTATTTATTATTCATTATTCATTATTCATTATTCATTATTTATTATTTATTATTCATTATTTATTATTTATTATTCATTATTCATTATTCATTATTCATTATTTATTATTTATTATTCATTATTCATTATTTATTATTTATTATTTATTATTTATTTTTAAATTATAAAAAAATCTTTTTATAATTAAATGGATTGTAAAAAAATAAATAAGTTTGATTTACAAATCGATGATAATATTGACAAATTATGTAAAACTAATAATATTAAAAATTTATTAAATTTAACATCAACTACAACTATTGATATATTTGATAAGAGACGAAAACATATCAAAAGCGATATTAAATTATTAAAAGAATGTGATTTAATTAAAAAAAAATCAATATCAACCATTTCAAAATTATCAAATTTGGCGAAATTATCAAATTCGGAAAGTTGTAATATTATTACTAAAAATACTGATATAATTGACAATATTAATAACATTATTAAATTATTAAATAGCCAAGATAAATATATTGAATGTTATTCAAATGAATAATTATTGTAAATATTTTGATAATTTTTCATTTAGAAACATTTGAATTTCTTGCATATTTCTAGTTCCTGTATATTCAAAAGTTTCATTATTAATAATTAATAACAATGTTGGAAATTTGTTAATATTAAATTTATTAAAATCATTACTATTAATTTTTGAATCATATGCCTCAAAATCTATTTTATTGCTTAAACTCTGAATTCCGCAAATTTGATTCCATATTTTTTTAAATATTTTACAATGCCCGCAATTTTTTGATTTAAATAACATAAATTTTGGTTTCACAATAGGAATAGTAGTATATTCATTAATAAAAACTTGTAATGATTCAATATCTCTATCACCATTATATTCATATATTTTGCCATTAGACTTGTCATTTAATAATAATGTTGGATATCCATTTATTTTATATTTTTCAAAGTCCTCTTTATCTTTTTCTGCATCTAATGTTATAAAATTAATTTTATCCATCATTACAGGAATAGTATTTAACATTTCCCAAGTTTTTTTAAAGTGTTCGCAATGTCCACATCCATCTGATTTAAATAACATCATATCTGGTTTTGAATCACTGGTATCAATTAAAGTACTAACTGGTTTGTTGTCTGTAATATATGTATTGATAAATTTTTTTATTGATAAAAAATCCTTTGACCCGTCATGTATATAAATATTGTTTTCTGTTGTTAATAGTATCGTAGGAACTCTAGTAATATTATATTTATTAAAATCACTTTTATTATCAATATGATCATATGTTATAAAATGAATTTTATTAGTTAATGTAGGGTCATTACATAATTGTTTCCAAGGTTCTGCGATTGCTCTACAATGACCACACGAATTAGACTTAAATAACATAACACATGGTTTAAATGGTTCATTTCTCTGTTCAAAAATGCTCATATATAATGTATTATATAAAAAAATATATTTATTAATAATGAATGAAAATGTTAATAAAAATGTTAATAAATATATTATATTTTTCTTATTTATAATGATAATAATTATTTTTAAATTATATTTACTGTTGATAATATTGATTATACTTTATTTATTATATTATCACAGTACTAACAATCAATATTCAATTTTAAATAATGAAACAAATAATATAAATATATTTAATAATATATTTAATAATAAAAAATTTTTTAATAATATATTTAATAATTTAATTATAAAAATTTAATATTATACAGTTACCATTTTATACATTAACCAATATGCATTATTTAATATATTAATTAATTCTTGTTCTGTTTTTATTTCTGATACATTTGTATCATTAAACAAGTACCATTTATTATCAGATTGCCTACCAACATATACATAATGTCCACCATTTATATTACCAGAATGAATTACAGCACCAAATAATGACATATTATGTCTCCACGATAAATTAATATTAATTGGGTGTGTTTGTTTTGATATAGTACGCCCAGATTGGTTAAAACGTTTTAAACAAATTAATAAATACATTGGCCATTTTATTACTTGATATCTTTTTGATATAATTCGTTTTGCATTACAGTTTTCACAATGGTATTTATTTTCATCACTTAATATTTCAGATCCTTTGAATTTTCTGTATAAATCATCTAATGTTGCACAGTTTTTATCAAGGTCTAATATTAAAAAATTAGTTATTTCAAAATTATTATAAATTTTTAAACATTTATTATATTTACACTTGATTCTACAATTCAGATTAATTCCAAAAATATTTTCAATTTCTTTAGAATCATTTTCTATTTTTTTAATTTCTTCTTCTATAATATCTAAAAAACACATTATAAACTCTCCTGAATCTTGTTGACCATTACCTCTAAAAATTTCTTGTTTTTTCTCAACAATTTTTTTAATTTCAAATGGATTTATTAAACCTGTTTGTTTATTATAATATTCTAATATAATTACACTAAATTTATTTAAAATAATCGATTTATCTGAATATTTTAATACTAATTTACACAACTCTTCGTTTTGTATTACCATTTGTAATCCTGCATTTAAATAACAAGTATTACCATTATTATTAAAACCCTTCATATATATAATATATATAAATAATCTTTTATATAAAATATATGTTTCTATTATTTTAAAAATTTATAATTCATATAGTCGCCGATAAATGTATAATCTGTATGTTTATCTACTTTAGCTTTTAGACCAGAACCTGGAACAACTGTTTTCATAACTTGTATTTGATAATCAAATGGTTTATTAATAAATAAACCACAAACAACATATCTTTTATCTAGTCCATATTTTGTAATTTCGTTATCATTTGGAATAATATGAATTATATTATTATATTCTTTTCCATCGTAATTATATTTAATATAATATAATTTATATAGACGCTTAGTAGTTTTATTACCTACTAATTTAAATAATACAGTAATTGGTATTATAACATCATTAAATATTGAATCAAATTTAAATAATTCCATAGATTTTGTCATTCCAAAAACATCTGTAAACTGCTTTTCTAAAAATATTCCAAGTAAGTGCAAATATGCAGTTTTGCTTGATGATATTGTTTGATATTCGATTAGTAATCTTTTATAATCTTTTAATAATTTTATAAATATTTCATTTTTAATAATATCTTTTTTTTTTACCTTATATTCATCAAGTGTTTGACTGAAATGATCTGGATCAAGAACAGCATTCACCAGTGGAAAAAAATCATTAAACATTAAAAATAATGGGTCTTGTGAAATAAAAGTATTAGCATCGCCATTAATTCGTAATCGTGATTCTCTATCCATATCTGATATTTCTACACATTTTATTGTATGTGTTCTTGATAACAAACCATAATGGTGAATATTATCATATATAAATTTTTGTAATGATAAATTAATAAATGTTGTTGAAATATAATTATATCCTTTTTCATATTTTTCACCAACTGGATCTAAAATACATAATCTAAAAAAACCCAAATTACTTTTTGATGTATACAATTCAATTCGTTTAGCATTCTCATTACTTTTACATGAATATAAAACAACATGTGTTCTATCATTAACATAATATATTTTTCTTATTGTAAATGATATTTCTTCCTTTTTAAAATGAATAAATGAATGATTTGATGGGTCCTTTATATATGACTCGCAAATTTGATATATCTTTCCATTAATAGAATATTTTTTACCATGAATTTCACCATCTAGTATCGTTATGATCTCATCAGGATTCTTATGATTTATAGAAATTTTATATATTGTTGTATTTTTGTCTGTAAAATTTATTGATGGTGATTTGTCTAATGCAGCCATATATTTTATTATATATAATAACTAATAATTTTATTTTTTTTTTAATAATATTTTAGTCTAAAAATTGATTTTCATTAATTTTAATATATATTAAATAATATATAATGTCATTTATTAACATAAAAACTAATATATTTCCAAGATTTGGTATGCCAGTATATAATTATTCTAATAAAAGCAAATATATAGGAAATATCTTTTATCAAATGGAAATTATGTTTTAACATCAGATGTTGAAATTCATTCTAATTTAGAAAATATTACATGGTTTATATGGTTTACGTCCCCTTCAAACCAAATTTGGTTTAATTCAACAAAATCTCGTAATAATACATTAATTGTGAATACAACAAATGATAAATTTATTTGGTATCTAAAAGGAACTGAAGAGTATTATAATAAAGAACATATGTATGATGAATTTGTTATTTGTGCTGAATCAGAACATCAAGCACGATGTATTGCAGAACAACACGGTATTAAACAACTTATTTATACACAATATTGGAGAAGCGATGAATATTCTTTATGTGAAAAGATTGGGCCGCTTCTTATTGACATTGAATTAGGTGTTATATCAAATATATATAATACATATGGTAAAGTATTGTTAGAATATAAAAAAGAGTTAAAAGATATGGTAACTATTCCTATATTTATTTGGTACATCCATAAAGTTCATGGGTCAAGTTATCCATTTGTAATATATGCAGAAACAGAACATCAAGCACGTGTTATAGCAGAACAGAATAATCACCCAAATACAAGTTCCATATTATCAGAATATTTGTGTGAAAAAATTGGATTAATACATAAAAAAAATTGATTTTTTTATTTCATAATAGTATTATTAATTAATAGTATGTCTCAAATTACAACATTTAATATTGATGATCCTCATTTTCTCCGTTCAGTTTTTGCTGACGAGGAATGTAGTATTCCGATGGGGAATATTATTGATGCTTCACGCACCACGGGAAATTTTTGTTTGACCACAGGACAAAAAATTGACCCATGTGAAGAAAACATTACTTGGTTTTCACGCCCACCAACGGCTGACTTCAAGACTCTATTTCCGATTCAATCCACAAAATTATTCAAGCTTACTGGGAAGCCTGGATATGATTGTTATCGAGAGTTCTTGATATGTGCATTCAACGAAAAACACGCACGTCACAAAGCAGAACTATACTCCAAACAACACGGGGGGTGCGAACAACTTGGTGGAAATGATACGTACAATGCCAAGTCTATTTATCACAAAAACAGGGTAAACCGGATTCAATACTGGCGACTACCGTTTTTCACGACATGCGACCACATTGCCAATATGTTGGAACTCCAAGACACTGATGTTGTGTCATCGAGTTTTGACGCAGCGTAAACATTTTGTTCAACGCCACGCAGCGATAACATTTTGTTCAACGCACACAACACACTTTTTATTTAGAAACATATCATTTATGGTATATCATTTTATAAATTTTTATTGATGGTTTAATTATAAAAAGTAAATTATATGTAACAAAAAAAATTGAAAATACAACTATGTAGTTGTTCATATATATTTAAAGTTGTATTGGGTCCCCCCACAAGATACACGAAAAAACGCATCTTGAAAGAACCCATCAAAACTCTACAGATTCTACGGACTCTAACAACATCAACAGATTCTACGGAATCGACAACCTCAACAGATTCTACGAACTCCAAGACAGCTATGGCTGCATTGCAAACACCTTTTCAAGGTAAGACGATGACAACGCCAACGACAATGACGACGCCGCAAAGTTTCTTGTTTCTCCTCGAAGCATTGATTAACACAGGATACGACTGTTACTACAGATTCCTCATCAAGGCAAAAACCGAAGCAGATGCACGTCGCCTCGCACAAGAGAACGGCGGAGACGAACTGTATGGCGGCGATTCTCAGCATCACCTACCATTCAGTCGCCGAACGAAAATTCCGTATTGGACAGACGAGCGTTCTGCGTCGTGTACCAACATTGGTGTTCCTTACACATCAACTGCGGATGGGATTATCATGTCCTCCTTCAATGCCGCATAAACTTTTTTTTAACAAACAAGCGTTTTGTTTTATTTTATATCAACAGAATTATTTTAATATGAATAATATTTTTATAAAAATATTATCTATATTAATGACAAATGGTTCAATCCTAGAATTAACTTCAAAAGGTAACTTAGATTGTGAATTAACGAATAATAAATCATCAATATTTAATTTTGATATTAATAATAAAAAAAATAAATATTCGAAATTAGACAAGCTTTATTTTCCACACGGTAAATCGTCGTGGAACACAACATCTAGATTTTATATAAAACATGATGGGGATTTATTATATGGATTATATCTAAAAATTAAATTACCAAAATTATCAATTAAATATTTAAATACATCTCCTATACAAAACGAATACGATTCAACTAGTGCTTATCGTGTAAAATATGCGGATTTTATTGGAAATGTAATAATTAAAAAAATTAGTTTATATATTAATGATTCATTAATTGATGAATCAGACGGAACCTATATGCAAATTTATAATGATTTGTGTGTAGCAGATTGGAATAGAAAACTTATGATTGGGTTAGATGGTAATTTAAATAATCCAAAATTAAAAATTGATTCAGAATACATATATATACCATTAAAATTTTGGTTTTGTGATAATTTAAAACCATTACCAATTATTGCGATTAAATCAAATATATATATTGATGTGACATTTAGAGATTTTAATGAATGTATACAAGTATTAGAAGAACATGATTCAATATTATATCATTCAAATATAACTCATCAATTATTTCAAATAGAAGAAGTTGCATTACAAGCAAACTTTTATCTAGTTGAAGCAAAAGAACGAATAGAACTTGCATCTAGGGATTATGAATTTATAATTACACAAAGTCAAGTACGAAGTGTTGAATTTAATCATAATGTTTCATTAAATATAAACTTTAATCATGTTATTAAAGATTTATTTTTTTTTATTCAACCAATAAGTAATAAAACAAATGGAGATTTTTTTAATTATACAGCAAAATCAACATATATTCAATCTGAATTAAAATCAACCATATCAACTGACACTAATTCATATAAATTATGGAATTTAGAACCTAAACAACATTTATTATCACAAGCGCGTATTTTATTTAATGGTATTGAACGAGTTGGATGGAGAGATTATAAATATTATTATTTAATGCAAAATTTTGAAAATTTTAAAAATATAATGTATTCTCATTGTTATATGTATTCATTTAATGCAGAACCCGTTCGTAATAATAATTTATCAGGCTGTAATTTTTCAAAAATAGATAATGCACAATTACAAATAAATATGAAATCAAATCCATTTATAATAAAAGAATCACCATTAGTTACTTACCCAGTTGATAAATTATATAATTTAGTGTGTTATACCACAAATTTTAATGTTTTTGTTATAAAAAATGGTATAACTGGTATAAAATATAATTAATATAAATATTTAAAAAATAATTTATACATATAAATATATGAGTAATAAAAATATTACAAATGAATTAAATGATCTTTTTATAATTAATGAAAATGAAAATGATTATGACAATAAACTATCACCAGTGTCGACAAGTGATGATAATACTAACCCAGTTCCAGCTGTTGCTGTTGCTAAACCAGTACCAGTTGTAGTCAAACCAGTACCAGTTGTAGTCAAACCAGTCCCACCTGTTGCTATACCAGTACCAGTTGTAGTCAAACCAGTCCCACCTGTTGCTAAACCAGTTCCTGTTGTAGTCAAACCAGTTCCTATTGTAGTCAAACCAGTTCCTGTTGTAGTCAAACCAGTTCCTGTTGTAGTCAAACCAGTCCCACCTGTTGCTATACCAGTACCAGTTGTAGTCAAACCAGTCCCACCTGTTGCTATACCAGTTCCAGCTGTTGCTAAACCAGTTCCTGATGTTGCTAAACCAGTTCCAGTTGTAGTCAAACCAGTCCCACCTGTTGCTATACCAGTACCAGTTGTAGTCAAACCAGTTCCAGTTGTAGTCAAACCAGTTCCAGTTGTTGCTAAACCAATACCACCTGTTGCTAAACCAGTTCCAGTTGTTGCTAAACCAATACCACCTGTTGCTAAACCAGTTCCAGTTGTTGCTAAACCAGTACCACCTGTTGCTAAACCAGTCGCTAAACCAGTTGCTAAACCAGTTGCTAAACCAGTACCAGCTGTCGTTAAACCAGTTGCTAAACCTGTCGCTAAACCAGTCACTAAACCAGAACCAACACTTGGTAATAATGTAAAATCAATAAATAAAAAAAAATTATTAATAAAATCAAAAATATTTGCAAATATGAGAAAAAATTAATTAATCATTAATTTAATTGGTGCGTGATCGCTACCTAATATACCTGTACATATACTTGATTCATTTACTTTTTTATACATTCTTTTATCAATTAAAAAATAATCAATTCTCCAACCAGAGTTATTAAGTCTTGAATTTCTCATATACGACCAATAGCTATATTCAATTTTGTCTGGATTTAATTTTCTATACGAATCAATTAAATTACAATTATCTAATATACTATTAAATGAATTTCGTTCTTCAATAGTATATCCTGCATTACGTTTATTTGATTTTGGATTTTTTAAATCAATTTCATTATGAGCAACATTTAAATCCCCACAAATAATAATTGGTTTATTTTTTTGTAATTTATTAACATAAAGTTCGAATGCACGGTCCCATACTGTTGTTCTCCAATCTAACCTTGTTAATACTTGTCCTGAATTTGGAGTATAAACATGTAATAAATAAAATTTTGGATATTCAACAACAATAACTCTTCCTTCTTTATCAATTTCTTCATCATTATATTTTAAACCATATATAATATTAATTGGTTTTTTTTTACAAAAAATACAAGTTCCACTATAACCTTTTTTATAACAATCACCCCAGTATTTATATTTAAATTGTGGAAATTTAATAGTTATTTCTGCATCAATTTTATCATTAGGACATGATAATTTTGTTTCACCCATACAAAATATATCTGGGTCTTCATTATCAATAAAATCTTGTAGGTACTCTCTTTTTAATAAAGATCTTAATCCATTTACATTCCAACTAATTATTTTCATTATTATATAATAATAAAAATAATTTTAAATCAATTTTATTTATTTATTTATTAATGATAATAATATGTTTAATAATATTTGGGGTATAATAATTGTGTTAATTTTAATTTATGCAATATATAAACAAATTATAAAATTAAATAAACCATTCGATAAATGTAAATTTATAAGTCAAAATCAAAGTCATATTAAAGACCAAAATCAATTAAATAATCTAATAAAAATCATTCCACAATTAACATCATATTATGTGGGTGTGCATTGATAATCCACAAATATGTGTAAAAACCCTTTATATACAAGGTAATTAACAAAATGATAAAAAAAGTTGTTTTTATTATTCTATAATAATAATAAAAATACTATAATGACTTTTAACATTGATAATTTAATTAAATATAACAAACACAAACACTTTGATGATATGAGGGTATATGAAATGAGTACTAATATTTTAAATCAATTAAAACAAGAAAATATAAAATTTTTAAATAATAAAGGGCGGGTATTAACATCACTATTAAATGATATAATTAAAAAAGTAAATGCTTTAATATGTCTATTAAACATTAATTATAATGTTTTAACTAATTATAATTACAAACATATTCCACGATACGAATTAGTTTTTAATAAATTAATTATTGACAATATTTATGAATTTTCAATCAATAATAATCAATATACATTATGCGAGTGCATAGATATGTATACACAAATTATTACAAAACGTTTTAATACCACAAACAAAATGAAAAAATCAAAACCAATTAAAAAAAGAAAATATGAAGAAAAATATGATGAAGATGATGAAGATGATGAAGATGATGAAGATGATGAAGATGATGAAGAAGATGAAGAAGATGAAGAAGACGAAGATGAAGAAGATGAAGAAGACGAAGATGAAGAAGATGAAGAAGAGGAAGAAAATGACAATAATACCGACATTAACAATATCATGACATTATTTAAAAAACCGAGTAAAAATTCTCAAAATACTGATTTTCTAAAAAAAGTGTTTAAGTCGAATATTGGGCGTTCTGATAAAGACGAGATGATAAACTATTTTGCAAAATTACCAAGTAATAAACGTCAAAAAATAATAAAGTCTGTTAATGAAATTAATAAGCATTATACATTAAGCGAACCAATGTTATTTCATATTATTAATTCAAAATATTCGTTGAGTCATAAAAGTATAATGTTTAAAACATATACTGAATTAATTACTACAAATATGACTGACACTAAATTAAAAGGATGGTTTGATAATTTAATGAAGATTCCTTTTAATGTTTATAAAGGTATCAATTTAATAGATATTAAACCAACTCAAGTAAAAGAATTTCTTAGTAATTTACAAATAGTTATGAATAAAGCTGTATATGGTCATAATGAAGCTAAACGACAAATTATTCAAATTATGGGACAACAAATTAGAAATTCAAATTCAAAAGGTAATATGATTGGACTTTGGGGATGTCCTGGTAATGGTAAAACATCATTAATTAAAGAAGGAATTTCAAAAGCAATGGATAAACCATTCATTTTTATATCTCTTGGTGGTGCAAGCGATGCTTCTTTTTTAGAAGGTCATAATTATACATATGAAGGGTCAATATATGGAAGAATTGTAGATGGTTTAATTGAAAGTAAATGTATGAATCCAATTATTTATTTTGATGAACTTGACAAAATTTCAAATACACCGAAAGGTGATGAAATAACAAATATTCTAATCCATTTAACGGATCCAGTTCAAAATTCTAATTTTCGAGATAAATATTTTCATGGTGTTGATATAGATTTATCAAAAGCAACTATGATTTTTAGTTTTAATAATCCACGAAATGTTAATCCAATTTTATTAGATCGTATTACGACAGTTGAAACGAAATATTTACAATTACCTCAGAAATTATATATTGCTCAAAATTATTTAATTCCTAATATAATTAAAGATGTTGGACTAAAACAAACAAATATAATCTTTAATGATGAATCTTTAACATATATAATTGATAATTGGACTTGTGAAGGAGGGGTTCGTAAATTAAAATCAATATTATATAATATTATTAGAGAAATTAATATTGCAAATTTAACAAATGTTCAAATTAATAAACGTTCTGTTAATTTTCCATTTAATATTACAACAGATGATATTAAAATAATTTTAAAACATAAACGAGAGATTACACCAGAAAAAGTCCATGAACATGATACAGTCGGAGTAATTAATGGATTATATGCTTCTTCAGATAGCTCACACGGTGGTATTATTCCAATTCAAATATTATGGAGACCTAGTACTCATCCACTAGATATTAAAGCTACAGGAAATCTTCAACATGTTATTAAAGAAAGTACACAAGTTGCAACTTCATTAGCATTTAATCATTTAGAACAAGTTGTACAAGATAAATATCTATTAGATTGGAAAGATAAACCAAAAGGAATTCATATTCATTGTCCAGATGGATCTGTTCCTAAAGATGGACCAAGTGCAGGTACAGCATTATCTGTTGCTATTTATTCAATGTTTACAGGACGACAGATTAAACACGATATTGCAATTACAGGAGAAATTGATCTACAAGGAATGGTAACTGAGATTGGAGGTCTTGATAATAAATTACAAGGAGCTAAGAAAGCTGGGGTAAAATTAGTATTATTTCCACATGGTAATGAAAAAGATTTAATTGAGATTATTGAAAATAACCCATTATTAATTGATGATACTTTTAAAGTTAAATCCATTAAAACTTTACGAGAAGCATTAGAGTATTCATTAATTTAATAATATTAATATAATTTATTTAAAAGAAATTGTTTTAATTGCTGTTAAAAATGATGTGTCTGACGAATTATTATATAATAGCGTTTGTGTATGTATTACGAACTTTTAAAAAGAAAAAGAAAAAGAAATATTTAAATTTTAATTTAAAAAATTAAAATCTAAATATTAATAATAATATGAATGATAAATATATTAAATATAAAATGAAATATTTAAACTTAAAAAAAATTCAAAGAGGTGGTGTTTTTGATAAAACAAATCCTGATTCAATGAATAATAAAGCTGTTGTTTTAGCTGCAGTTACTAAAAATGGATATCTGTTGCAATATACAACATTAACAAATGATAAAGATGTTGTTTTAGCTGCTATTGCTAATAATGGGGATGCGTTGGAATTTGCATCAGATAGATTAAAAGCTGATAAAGATGTTGTTTTAGCTGCTATTGCTATTGCTAATAATGCGAATGTGTTGAGATATGCATCACCAATATTAAAAGCTGATAGAGTTTTTATTTTAGATATTGTTACTAATAATGGATTGGCGTTGAGATATGCATCAACAGAATTAAAAGCTGATAAAGAGGTTGTTTTAAAAGCAGTTACTAATTATGGATGGGCATTGGAATTTGCATCAACAGAATTAAAAGCTGATAAAGAGGTTGTTTTAGCTGCAGTTACTAGTAATGGATTGGCGTTGAGATATGCATCAACAGAATTAAAAGCTGATAAAGAGGTTGTTTTAAAAGCAGTTACTAATAATGGATTAATATTGCAACGTACATCAACAGAATTTACATCTGATAAAGATGTTGTTTTAGCAGCAGTTACTAATAATGGAGTGGCGTTGGAATATGCATCAACAGAATTTAGAGCTGATAAAGATGTTGTTTTAGCAGCAGTTACTAATAATGGATCTGTGTTGAAAATTGCATCATATAAATTACAAGCTGATAAAGATGTTGTTTTAGCTGCAGTTAAAAAAAATGGTAATGCATTGAGATATGCATCAAACGAATTTAAAAATGATAGAGATGTTGTTTTAGCTGCTGTTACTAGTTATCCATTGATATTGGAAATTGCATCATATAATTTACAAGCTGATAAAGATGTTGTTTTAGCTGCAGTTAAAAAAAATGGTAATGCATTGAGATATGCATCAGACGAATTAAAAAATGATAGAGATGTTGTTTTAGCTGCTGTTATTAATGACGGACAGGTGTTAGAATTTGCATCATCAGAATTAAAAAACGATAGAGAGGTTGTTTTAGCTGCTATTATTCAAAACGGACTTTTGTTGAGATTTGCGTCAAATACAGTAAAGGGTGATAAAGATGTTGTTTTATATGCTGTTACTAATAATGGAATGGTTTTGGAATTTGCATCATCAGTATTAAAAAATGATAGAGAGGTTGTTTTAGCTGCTGTTATTCAAAACGGACTTTTGTTGATATTTGCGTCAAATACAGTAAAGGGTGATAAAGATGTTGTTTTAGCTGCTGTTACTGAAAATGGACGGAGTTTGGAATTTGCATCAACACAATTAAAAAATGATAGAGATGTTGTTTTAGCTGCTATTAATAATAATACTTCTGCTATACGATATGCGTCTCCAGAATTACAAATAGATCCTATAATATTAATAATGTTATTTTATAATATATTACAATTACACGATTTAAAATTAGAATTATATAACAAGCATTATACAAATAGTTATATAAGTAGTACAAGATTGGGAATAATAAATAAATTTATTAAAGAATTTAATCAAGAATTTAATCAAGAATTATCAAAAATTAAGGATGAGGATTATATACATAAGGATATAATAAAAATAATAAAAATAATTGAAAGTTATTTAATAGAGGATAGAATGAGAGCGTTAGAAGTGATTACCAAGACTAAGGATGTTAATTCCCTTCGTGAATTATTCAATGTATATAAAGATGATGAAGAATTTATATTAGATGCAGTTATAAATAATGGGTTAGCACTTCGTTCTGCATCTTCTAGCATAAAAAATAACAAAGAAATTGTGTTAGCTGCAGTTGTAAATAATGGATTAGCACTTAAATTCGCATCTGTTGATTTAAAAGGGGACAAAGAAATTGTGTTAGCAGCGGTTGCAAATAATGGGTTAGTACTTCAAGTCACATCTGTTAGATTAAAAGATGATGAAGATGTTGTTTCAACAGCTGTTGCTAATAAGGGGTTAGCACTTGAATTCGCATCTGTTAGATTAAAAGATGATAAATATGTTGTTTCAGATGCGGTTGCTAATAATGGGTTAGCACTTAATTTCGCATCTGTTAGATTAAAAGATGATGATGATGTTGTTTTAGCTGCGGTTGGTAATAATAATGGGTTAGCACTTCAATTTGCGTCACCAAGATTAAAAACTAAGCTGATGCAATCTCCGTAGATGAGTTTGGATTCGCATCTGATGGAATAAATAAATATAAAGATAATAAATGTTATTATAAACTTTTAAAAGAAACAATAAAGAAATATTTAAATTTTAATTTAATAAATTAAAATCTAAATATTAATAATAATATGGATAATAAATATATTAAATATAAAATGAAATATTTAAACTTAAAAAAAAATCAAAGAGGTGGTGGTGTTTTTGATAAAACAAATCCTGATTCAATGAATAATAAAGCTGTTGTTTTAGCTGCAGTTACTAAAAATGGATATCTGTTGCAATATGTATCAACAACATTAACAAATGATAAAGAGGTTGTTTTAGCTGCTGTTACTAATTATGGATATGCATTGAAATTTGCATCAATGACATTAAGAAATGATAGAGAGGTTGTTTTAGCTGCTATTGCTAATATTGCATCTGCGTTGCAATATGCATCAACAACATTAAGAAATGATAGAGAGGTTGTTTTAGTCGCTGTTGATAAAAGGGCAAGTGCGTTGGAGTTTGCATCATCAATATTAAAAGCTGATAGAGATTTTATTTTAAATATTGTTACTAATAATGGTTCAATGTTGAAATATGCATCATCAGAATTACGAGCTGATAGAGAGGTTGTTTTAGTCGCTGTTTCTAATTATTATGGATGGGCGTTGATAGATGCATCAACAGAATTAAAAGCTGATAAAGAGGTTGTTTTAAAAGCAGTTACTAATAATGGATTAATGTTGCGACATGCATCATCAGAATTACGAGCTGATAGAGAGGTTGTTTTAGTCGCTGTTTCTAATAATTATGGATGGGCGTTGATAGATGCATCAACAGAATTAAAAGCTGATAAAGAGGTTGTTTTAAAAGCAGTTACTAATAATGGATTAATGTTGCGACATGTATCACAAGAATTAAAAGCTGATAAAGATGTTGTTTTAGCAGCTGTTTCTCATTATAGCAATGCGTTGATGGTTGCATCACAAGGATTAAAGGCTGATAAAGAGGTTGTTTTAGCTGCTGTTAAAAATTATGGAGGCGTTTTGGAATATGCGTCGCAAGGATTAAAAAACGATAAAGATGTTGTTTTAGCTGCTGTTAAAAATTATGGAGGCGTTTTGGAATATGCGTCGCAAGGATTAAAAAACGATAAAGATGTTGTTTTAGCTGCTGTTAAAAATTATGGTGATGCGTTGAGATATGCATCACCAGAATTAAAAAATGATAGAGAGGTTGTTTTAGCTGCTATTAATCAAAATACTTCTGCTATACCATTTGCGTCACCAGAATTACAAATAGATCCTATAATATTAATAATGTTATTTTATAATAATTTACAATTACGCAATTTATATAACAAGGATTATATTTATAGTTATATAAGTAGTATAAGATTGGGAATAATAAATAAATTTATTAAAGAATTTAATCAAGAATTATCAAAAAATAAGGATAATAAAATATTACATTATTTTGCTTCTATCACAGGTAAGGATGGACCTAAAAATGATATAGCAAGAATGGTGCCGGACACCTTGAAAATTACGAGTGATTTATTAAAATCATCAAAACTTAGGAAGGGGTTTTATATATATGATGATAAAATAATACCCATTAATAAGGATATAATAAAAATAATAAAAATAATTAAAAGTTATTTAATAGAGGATAAAATAAGAGCGTTAGATGTGATTACCAAGACTAAGGATATTAATTCCCTTCGTGAATTATTCAATGTATATAAAGATGATGAAGAATTTATATTAGCTGCAGTTGCAAATAATGGATTAGCACTTGAATTCGCATCTGTTAGATTAAAAGATGATGAAGCTGTTGTTTCAGCTGCGGTTGCTAATAATGGATTAGCACTTGAATTCGCATCTGTTAGATTAAAAGATGATGAAGCTGTTGTTTCAACAGCTGTTGCAAATAATGGATTAGTACTTCAATTTGCGTCACCAAGATTAAAAACTAAGCTGATGCAATCTCCGTAGATGAGTTTGGATTCGCATCTGATGGAATAAATAAATATAAAGATAATAAATGTTATTATAA